CTAATTATTACTATTAGTATTGCTCTCATTGGTTTTTGTTTTAAATTGTTCGTAGAATAAATACAGAACCCCAATGCACATAAGTACATTTCCAGAAGTCCACAAATACCGAGAAAGGAGATCATAATAATTATAATCTGCCCAAAGGTCCTTCATGATTGCTATCCAGTAGCAGGCTAACCCGATAAGGATAAAAGGAAATGTTTTTCGGTGCATGAAAAATGAGCCGATGAATGCTGCTGAAATGAAGAATGCCGATATATATAATTTTTGGATATGTTCGGCAAAGTAAACTCCAACTAATGCCACTATAACAATCAGTAGCTTTGCTAAAAAATTAATTCGCGTTTTCATTATTATTGTTTTTAAAAAATTTGTCAAAATATTTTTTCTTGTTTTTGTCTAAATAGACTATTAAGTCGTGTGAAAAAAATGATATTAGAGTAAGAGCCGGAAGCCGGTAATCTTTATACCCAGAATTAAACAGGAATGTTTCACCTACAAATACAGCAAATATTGCCATAGCTAATGCAGATAGTACCATTCCCGTTTTAATTTTTTTTTCTTGGGAAACTAAGTACCCAATACGACCCAATACGCCTACTATGATTGTTAGCAGAATAGCAGTTATTCTGCTAGTATCATAAAGAAGCTCGTTTTGTGTCATGGTTATTGTTTTAGTTTTTAATTGTGATTTGGTTTTACTGAGCAGGAGCAGTAAGTTCTGCAACGATAGCTTTGCATTCAGTTAGAACACTTTCTTTTAAGGCCTCATCGCCCGGCTTCGTTCCTATCGTCTTGCTGTCGAATGTGTCGTTTTCTGGATAGTAGCTCCCCGTGATAGCGCTGTTGCCGTTAAATTCCTGATCTCCTGCTTTGCCTCTTTGTACGGTAAATCCAATTACAAAAGGAGCCTTTTGCGGGCTTACGTTATAACTGTAATTGAACGTAACCGTGTTACCGGCAATGATAGCTCTTGCAATAATTTGGCGGTTATCAGAGATAATTGTTCTTTCTGTGTTTGTAGTTTCCATTATATTAAATTTTGTTTGTTATTAATTTTAAGGGTGAATGAATTCTGATCCTGACATGGAAATATTTTTTGTCTGTACTTGTTCACCTCCTGACAATCGTATACATAGCACTGTAATACTCCAATTCGACATACCACCAATAGGTGCATCAGAACCTTGTGCATGAACTGGCATCGCGTACCATCCATCCCATTTTTTAGGAGTAGATTGCCCCGGTTTTTGCTTGCTATTGTCTGTGTCGTAGTAAAACTTCTCGTACTGTTTATAATTAGCCGAATCATAAGAAACCCCGGCTGAATATCTCCAATAATTATTATTTGTATTCAGGTCAACATTACACCATCCATAGGTGTCATTTTGATATGTGTTTATTATTAATTGACCACGTAAGAAGCTTTCAAGATCAGCGTCAGTATTGGTACTACCTGCGGGAATACTTAATAATAAATAGTTATCCCAGCTATCCGGTATGTAGTTAGAGAATATAATCCCCTGTGACCCCATTTCCATTGTTTTGTTGCCGGAATTATCATAAACATTGAAAACAAGCTTTCCGTTTACTATTCCCATTTCAAAACCAAGCATGCCATTCGGGTGATGCATCTGGATTAAGCCTTTATCAAGCATTACTAACGGGGCTTTATTTTTGTTCGCATAACTTGATCCTAAGAACAATCGAACTGAATCAGCTCCACGATCTGTAACACCCGTTAAGCCTGCATTTCCTCCATTTACGTCACCAACTAGCATTGTTCCGGATGCAACAACATTACCGTCAACCGTAGTATTAAGGAAGGATGTAATTTGAGAAACTCGGTTTGCGGTTGCAAGTGCATTGTCTGCCTGTGCTTTTGCTATGGCTATTTGCTGCTCATTTTGCTTTATCTTGTCTTCAAGATGTTTATCAACATCAGTAAGATCAAACACTGAAGCATAAGCAATATAAGTTTCTATTACCTTATTAGCTCCTGCAATAGCAAAGAACATTGAAGAATTGAAAGTTCCAGTTGCTCCACATCTTAATATTCCGATGTATTCTTGCCATTTGCCAGTACCAGATGCTGGCGTGACCCAATCGAACGTGGAATTATCTCCTGTCTCGTTCGAGTGATAACTTATATAATAGCCAACATCCAATCTCATAATTAATCGAACCACAAAAACAGCATTCGCTCTGGTTTGAGTACCAAAATAGAAACCTCCTAAATATGGTGAAGCTCCGCCACCATTGTATCTACATATTACAATGTTAGGGGATTTCGTTGGAGCATTTACCGAAGATGCTGCCCAGTTAAAAAGCTCTACGGCCCCATTCCCTAAATTATTATAGACGTTAAGACCGTTAAGACCTTCTCTAAAATCAACATCACGGTATAAACAATTCCCAGATATGTAAGACGCTGCCAAAGCCTTGTTTCGGGCATCTTTTTCCATTTCTACTTTAGCTGCTTCTGTCGTTACGTTTGTGTAATTCTTAGCAGCATCGGAAATTCTTTTCAAAAGGTCTGTACGCTCCGTGTAATAAGTGACAAAATATTGTCTAAATTCAGCTCCGTTAATTGCATTATCTTTTGTTAGATTCGCATATTCAACGCTTATCAAATAGCTTGATAATTGCAGGTAGAAATAAGAGAAATTATCGTAGTTAACATTATATGTTATAGCTTGCGATCGTATGTGTGTGAATTCAGCATCGATCACCTGCCACTCCTTCATAACGTCCGGTTTTTCAGACACTGTCAATACATTGTCATTAGCAATATCTGCCAGCTTTTGAGTTGCAATGTTGGCAGAATTTTGAGCCTCGGTTATTTTCTTTTCCAAGTCTTCCGGAGCTGCCAGCCAAGATTGAAGCCCCATTTTATTACCTTCTACCAATACAGCCCAGTTAACGGCAGACCATCTGTCTAAATCAGTAGATGGGACTTTGTAAAAATCAATAATGTTAAGTTCGCGACCTGTATCCTCAACAGTGAAAGTAAGTGTTTTTATACCTCCATCCGTTTCATTCACTCCTATATGCTGAAAACCGTTTACCCAAGCTCCTACTGAGCCTCTTCCGCCATTTCCTGACTTGAACATTAAAGTATACGTCTTACCCACTTCCAATAATTTTGAAGTAAGGTACCCGCCTATACGGTATGTTCCGGGAGGCACAGAGAGTTGAACACTTGATTCTAAAAGTAGATTTCGGCTACCGACTTGTAAATTATCAACAAGACCTGTTGCATAAGCTTTTGCTGCATCAGATATAGCTTTTAGTAAGTCCTGGCGTACATCATAATAATTCTGAAAATTATTTTTGAATTCTCGTCCATCCACATTTGTACTAACACTCATGTCTAAGAAAACACCAGTATTTGTTAAATAGTTAGCTAAAGCAACATAGTAATTGTTGTAGTTATCAGTGTTTATATTGTATGTTCCTGCCTGAGCAATAAGCTTAGGGCGTTCAGCTTCTATCTGTTTCCATTCCTTTAGAGTATCTGGCTTCTCCTGTGGTGTAACAATATTATCGTTGGCAATGTCTGATAATTTCTTATTTGCGTCAATAGCATTTTGAGCGGCGGTATTAGCTGTGTTCTGGGCATTGGCAGCATTCTGTTTTGCAACTGTTATTTCACTTTGAATGTCTTCCGGAGCAGGTGTCCAGTCGGTAGCCTTATTTCCTTTTTCAATTTTAATGTTTCTAATTAAATAATATGCCCATTCAAACTTGGAGAAATCTACAAAATTGTAAACTTCAGCACTATAATTGGTGACGTTTACGGTTAGACTATACTTTTTCCAAGAATTATCATTAGTTGTGTTAAAATGTTGTAAACCGAGGTCGCATATATCAACATCAAGTCCAACAACAACTGATTGAGTTCCTCTCATTTCAAATGATACTGTCCATTCTCCATTTCCGGAGATAACACCCCATAATCTTATATTATTAACATCTGGGTTGTTCCTTCCAACAGCGTAAAAACCATTTGGAGCGTCTGGGTGTTCTCGCTGAAAATCTACATTTAAAGGATCAATAGGAGTGCTTTTTTTATATGCATTCCTACCACCAATTTGCACCGCATCGATCTTTTCCTGCACCTGTCCAAGTGCCGGACTATCGTTTGTAAAAGTTACTTTACCAATTATTTCACCTTTGTCTAAATCAATAATTAACCTCCTATTTACAGAGGCGATTTCTCCGGCAGTTATTTGACGGCCGTTAACCTGCGAAACTCCGTAGTTAGCATCAAATATTCTGAAGCCGTTTGAAGGCGAATAAAGACTTCCTATAAGAAAGTGGTAATAATTCGGTTGTGAATCGAACACGATTCTATCAGGAGTAACTATAAAAGTTCCGAAACTGCCATTTATTTCACATTTTGCATATAGATAGTAACCTTGGTTAAGCAGGTTTTCTACGGCTAAAGCCGCAAGATTCCATACACGCTCTGAACCAGTACTTGTTTTGATGCCAAAATGCACAAGCCGGCCGGCAGATACTTTGAAAGAATTCGGGTCACTTCCTAAATTTGTTGTAAACACTACCTCCTCCAGCTGAAACCAGCGTGACTTTGCCCCGGATGAAAGTAGCCCTACATCAATAGTGTCTGCCTTTATGTGGCTTCCGTCCATTTTTCCGTCAGCATCAAAATACATTGAAAATCGGTCTTCGACTCTTCGGTAACCGTCCAGGTAACTTTGTCTATTGATTACTTTCTGGGATGCGATTTCTTTCTGAAGGTCTTTAATGTCGTTTACAATCTCTTTTACCAGCGAGATTTCGTAAGAATCCGCTACATCAAACGATGTATAAGTGTCTGTTAACAGATCTTTCTTTAAAGAAATAATCCGGGAAGCCTTATCAATTCCAAAGTCCGCATCCTTTATAGGTAGAAGGTCCCCAATTCCAATTTCTCCTTTATCTTGGAGGAAAAGAGGATCTACATTCAAAGTGTATTTTACATTGTTTTGAGATACTTTCTGATATTCCTTTACGGTTTCGTTATATAATTTCTGCTCAGCATTAATGATATACAACTCAGGCATCATGATGTCTATAAGCGTAAATTCATCACCGGCAGCGAATTTGAAAACAGTTGTGTCGTCTGGGAACTTCTGCCCCTTATCGTCTGCAAATTGTTTTAATTTGAATGTTTTTGTAGAGTGGATATAGTCTAATACTTCAAAATCATATCCTGCCAAATCGCCTTTTGTAACGCTTATTTTTGGAGGGGTTCCGGCTATCCAATATTTTGTTTCTCCATTTGGTTTCTTTTCTTTAAGATCGAAATCCATATTAGAAACTGATATCTCCTGCACACCATTTGCAAGCGATCCAATACCAGAAACTATACCTTTGAAAGTTGGCTTTATATCTGGTGTGAAGACATCCTCCACATACCCGAATAAATCAATCGCTGCCTGATTTGAAATATAATCACCAACAGCAACCGGCATCCTCAATCGTGGAGAATACCCGCGGTAATCTACTGGAATATTTTGAGAGCTTCCGTAGGAATATAAAACTGTTACGACTTCACTATCATTAGCCCTTGCGCGGGATAGATCATACAGCCCGTTACCCATACCATATTCAACAGTAAACGGTAAGGTTTTTCCGATTTTCTCTCTAATGTTTAGTGTGAATTTTCCTCCGGCTTCTACAATATCAAATTCAACATTGAATTCTTGGCAAACTCTCTGAAGAACCGCAAGGCAATTCTCATTATTGAAAGTAAGTGTTTTGGTTTCCGTATTGGAAGGGAAATTCCCCAGAATCCACTGATTATCTTTCTTGTTAGCATTATTGATGAGCAGGTATAAAAATTCATTTATCTCTCCGGTTAAAGGAAACTCATTAGTTGTTTTATTTCCTTGGGAATCCAAATTGAATACTTTCAACTTTCTCAGCAGGAATGCTGGCCCCTCAAAACGTAGCTCGTATGAAAACTGATCTTCGGCTAATTTTTTAGCTGGTGGCAACATGTTAAGGAAAAACGTTCTTCCTTCTACCATAACCCGATCACCAAGGCTTAAATCTAAAGGGTTCGCACATTCTACTGAAATATCAACGTAATCATCTGACATCAATGTACGGGAAAGCTCAGCCTTTGTTACAGAGCGAAAAGGCTTATAATTGAACAGATCAATTGTAGTATTTTTTTTATTTATTACAATTTCTCCCATAATATCTGTGCATTTGTGTTTAAGTTGGTTATTTCGTCTATGTTTCCGGCAATTGAAATGTAGTGCTGGTCTTCCGGGGCAGGAACCCATGATTTAAAAGGCATATTGTCACCCTCTACAAGTACAGCCCAATGAATAGATCCCCATTTGTTAGTGTCAGGAAGACTGAAAAAATCAATTACATTTCTTGGTGCAGCTATATCTTCTGCAACGAATGTTAGTGTTTTCACGCCACTATCAATTTCATTAACTCCAATCATTTGACGTGCATTTACCCATGCTCCAACTTCTCCATAACTTCCATTGCCTGATTTATACATAAGAGTATATGCTTTACCAATTTCTAACTCTTTACTTGTGAAATAACCTCCTATACGATAATTGCCAGGTGGAACCGAGAACTGAACATTTGATTCTAATAGTAGATTCTTTATACCACCAGAAACAATCCTTTTAGGCAGGTTAGTATTAATACTAACATCTCCTTTTGCTTGTTGTGCCTTTCCGTCAATATTGATAATTACCATACTTGGCGCACCAAATGACAGCTGTAGATTTGTGGATTCGGTATAAAGTATTTTTTTAACAGGTCTTTCCTCAACCATTTTAATGGTGAATATTCCAATCATTTCACCTTTATTGAATGCCTGTTTAGGGTCAGATGATTCTACTAATACAACATCATATATCAATGGGGTAGTGGTTCCAAATGGGCTTATAATAAGTCTTTGAGTGCCTAACTTGTCAAATTCTGACATCAAAGCATCATAATTATCTTTCATTTCTTTCCATCCACTTCCTTCAACCCAGCATTCTAAGGAAATTTCACGCGAATCATATTTTACTTTCTGAAGAGGATTAGACTGTTTTCCATGCTGATTAGGCCATTCATAAGTAGTTTTAGCTTTAGGCTTTAACTTTGCCATTAAACCATCAGATTTTGAGACAAATATTTTGTATGGGTTGTTTTTAGTGTTGAATTGTATTCCGTTTAGGCTATAAACTACTTCTTCCATGACCTTTCATTTATGTTTATATTTCCAGTTCCAGTAATCGTGCCTCCGTATCGATAAATATTAACTACTGCGTTATCTTGTACATTGATTTCAACCGTTGCATTATCCGCCACAGTGACAAACAGAATAGCATTGTCTTTTGCTGTTATTTTAACAGTTGATTTATGACGTACATATATTTCACTTACAATATGTCCATCATAACTAAGGATAGCATCAGATAAGCCAAAAAAGGCTACTCTAATAAGATTTCTCTTAACTGTTTTTGCATCAGTATAAAGACCATATATAGAAGCTTCTTTATACTTTCTTAAAAGTCTAAGAGACGGAAAATCATTTTCCATAGCCCAGTCACTACCATCGAAAAACATTTGACAATATTCTTGTAGGGTAGGAGCGTCTTTCATCTTTTTTTGCCAATCTTGGCAAAGGCCCAAGCTTTTAGCTAATTTTCTAATATCTCTCATAATCCTGCTGGTCTTAATCCGTTATCTTTACTTACTTTACTATTGAGTTCAGATATCTCTTTGTAAATGCCTTTAATGGGGCGTGTGTTGTCCTCAATCTTCATCAACTGCATGAGAACACCTCTCATTAATTCTAAATTGTCCTGATGTATATTGATTGTTTTGCCCTGGTTAATACGCATAGCATTAATTTGGGCTATAATAGCTCCTGCTTCTTCAGACGTTATACTCTTTATAGATCCTTCCATTCCGCTAACATTTGCATTAGCATCCTGAAATAATTGTTGATATGCCTTTAAAAACTCTTCCTGAGAAGCTCCTATTTGGGCAATCTGTTTTTTGTACTGTTCAATTTGTTCTGGAGTAAATCCTTTGAATGAACCTTTTCCATCTTTGTCAAAGCCGGAAGCTTGTAAAATCTGATCTAAAACAGGTTGTAACGCTTTTTCCATTCTCATTTTTAAAGCATTCTTAACCATATTTCGGAAGACATCACCAGTAACTTTATCCAAAGCTTTAGCGGCATCTTCGCCCTTACTGAATGCCTCAATAAATGCATCACCAAGCTGAGCAGCTAAATCTTTAGCATCAGTTTGCAGAACCGTTTTTATGATATTATCACGGATATCCTGAATTGCTCGGTTGATATCCTCTATTTGACTATTATAGTCATTGATTTTGCCTTGGTCAGATTTCTTTTTGTCAGCTTCTTTATTACGCATCTGAATAAGAAGCTGCTGTTGCTGTTGTAAGTTTTTAACCTGATCTAATTGGCCTTTGTATACATCATCCCCAAGAGCTTTTTTAACAGCATATTCAAGCTCTTTATACATGTTTTTTAGGTTCTCAACTTCATTTGCCCAGGATTTAATCTGACGTTCCTTTTTCTTATCATTATTGAACATTCCAGCAATACCTTTTATAATCCCGGCAACACCTTTCATTATGGAAGCTGGATTCATGGTAGCAATACCAGAAGCTAAATCTCCAATACCTCCAAGGGCAGTTTGTACATCACCGATAATATCTTTAGCAGAATCTGAAAATTGAATACCTAAATCTTCAGCGATGCTTAGACTTGAAGAAATTCCTATATTTATCAAATCAGAAGCATCTTTAACAGCTAAAGCAACAGCTCTTATTTTTTCAATACGAGTAGAGCTCTTATCTGACTCATCATTTAGTTTTTTTATTGCATCAGACAGTGCCTTGAATGGATTTCTATTAATAACAACACCATCTATTAATTTCAATTGCTCATAAAGAATCTTCATTGATTCAGGCGTGGCAGTACCCGCAGCAATCATTAAATTAATTTGTGTGACAATCTTTTTTCTTAATTCTTTAAGTTTAGATGTTGTTACATTTCCTAAGTCTTGGAATGCTTTAGTCCAAGCCGGATCGTTAGCCAATCCAGATAAAAAAGCTTGTGAAACCTCATTACCTTCAGCTTTGAAAGATTCTTTTTTTAGATATACCTTTTGATCTGGTGTAAGCGTTTTATCCTTATCGATTTTTTCTCTTTGAGAAGCGTATCTTTCAGTTATTTCAGCTTTCTGTTCTTCAAATGATCTATGAGCTTTTAAGAAATCAGCATATTGCCTTTGTTGCTCTTTGAGTTTTTCTTGGTATTTATTGGATGCGATAGAAAGGAAACCTTGGCTTAATCCAGCTTTATCATCACTTTGTTTATCAACCTCTTTTTTTAAGAATCTAATTTGGTCAGTTAAGGAAGGAATTCTATCTAAAGCTTTTTCAATGTTCTCCGTATATTGAGTGACATTGTCCTTTTCACCTAATAATCCGTCAAGAGCAACTTTTAGTTTATCCCACTGGGATAATTCAGATGTAGAAAGATTAACTCCTGATTTACGTTTTTCATCTAGAACCTCAAATTTTCTGGATATTTCATCGAAATAAGAATTTCCGTTAAGTTTAGGGAATTGAGCTTTTGCTACTTCTTCACCATAGTATTTAGCAATTTTATACCTCGCTTTCCACTGGCGCTCTGTTTCGGACATTTCATCATCAAAGGATTTTACTTGAATTTCCTTTCTCTTTTCTTCTAAGACATTGTTTATCTCTTGTAGCCTTTGCTTAGCTTCTTCTTTTGTTACGGTTTGACCAGTATAATAAGGGTTCCCGTTTTTATCTTTGTCATGACCAAACTTATCTAACTTACGGAGCCTAACCATTCCGTTTTGCATTGTTTGTAAAGCTTCTTCAAGTAATTGAGCTCTTCTTTCTAAGTCCTTAACACTTCCTTCAGGAAATATTTCTGCAAGTTGCTTTTCCCCTGTTTTCTTAGTATTTATACTATCCAGTTCTTTTTCTAAAGCTTCCTTTTGAGCAGTTAGTTTTCTTGCCAATTCTTTTGTAGGTGCATTATCAATTGCTTCTCCAAGAGATTTTATTCTTTCCTTCAGCCTAGCAGCCCATCCAGAAGGTCCAGAAGCAGCAACCGTATCATCTCCAATTTCAATTGGAATAAATATTTTTAATTTATCTTCCTCATTCTTTTTTAATTGTTTAACCCATTCTATGGTTTCTTTATTAGCCTTTTTGCCGTTAACCATACCGGTTTTAAGCTGTTTGTCAGCAATAGCAATATTCTTTTGTATCTGGGCTGTTATTTCATCATTGCTTTTAAGGATATATTCATTTAGTTCTTTATTTTCTTTAAATTCTTTGAACTTTTCATCACGTAATTTTTTAGCCTCAATAGCTTCCTGTCTGTACTTAATTCCAGAATTATCTCCACCCAATCGGTTAATAGGTGCTTTACTAGATTTCTCTAAAGCTTTTTGGTAATCATACTCAGCCTTTTGATAGTCCATCTCAGATTGAGCCTCTTTTTCAAGATTCGCTCTTGTAACAGCCATTCTTGCCTGAGCCTTTGCAAACTCTTGCATTTTTTTAGTTACATAATCGAACATAGAAGCTAATCTATCTGTGGCTTTAAATTGAGCATCTAAGGTTCCACGGAATGCAGGATCTATGGAAATAAGTTTCTCATATGCTTTTTTCCTACTTTCTAAAGAAGTATTTTCATTTCTTATAGTGTGGACAAGTAAATCTATTTCAGCCTTTGATTTAGCAACGCCTTTGCTAAATTCATTGTGATATTTTTCTGTAATCTGTGCCTGTGCTGCTTGTGAAGCATTGAATTCTTTAGATATAGATAATAAATTGCGTATTTGATCACCATAGACAGCATAAGTAGAAGTAGCTAATGCGATAAGAGTAATTAATGCTACAAAAGGATTTGCATTTGTAGTTAAGTTGAATAGGGCCTGTGCATCTGCAGCAGTTTTAATACCTCTTGCTAAGTTTATCCAGTTAGCAATATTTTGTCCTATAGCTAATGCCTGTTGAGCAACTGCCGTAAGAATTAATGCTGCTCTATATGCTCCATAAGTAGATACAATTACTGTTAATATATCAAGTACATCCTGATAGTGATCAACCAGGTAAGCTAATCCATCAATTGCATCATTTAAAATTCCCTCATTAGCTTCTCCAAGTTTATTAAGCATCTGGTCCCAAGCATCTTCTAAGTTGGAGATTTTACCAGATAAAGAAGCTGATTGCTTCTCCATAAGGTTAAAAAACATTCCCCCTTCGTTGGTCATGGAAAATAAGACATCTTTTACATCTTTAAATCCAATTTTGCCAGCAGAAACCATATCTGATATTTCGGCTGTAGTTTTATTGAACTTCTTGGCTAATTCTGCCACCATTGGAATACCGGCTTCTGTAAACTGTCTAAGATCATCTCCCATCAGTTTACCTTTGGCTTTTACCTGACCATATACCAGGTTAATTCTGCTTAATGGGATTGATAGACCTGCAGCAATGTTACCCATTCGGGTAAGTGTATCTACAACCTGACTGGCAGGAATTTGAAATGCTAATAGCTGTTTAGCACCATTGGAAACGTCTTGAAGAGAGAAAGGAGTTTTAGCAGCTAAGTTAACCATGTCACCCATTAATGATTTGGCTTGATTAGCATCCCCAAGCATTGTTGCAAAAGCTATCTCAGTTTTCTGAAATTCTCCACGAACATTAATTAATTCTTTTACAAATCCCATCAATGATTGTGCAGAAAAATAGCCTGTAATGCCCGTAGATAGATTCTTAAATGCAGAATCTATTCGAGCAGCTTCTTGAACGGCTAAACTAGATACACCTTTTATATCATTACGGATTCTTTGCATTCCGTTTTCGAAATCGCGTGTAGTCAATAATGTTTCGAAATGTAATGCTCCTTGGTTCATGGTTTATTTTTTTTGAGACGCCTGTAAGCCGTGAATGAATTGCTTAAACTTGTCAGAGTTTTCAGGTGTTAGGTTTTCGTTTTCTTTTGGTGTTTTTGAGCCATTGTCTCCAGTGTTTCCTTCTGGATCGTCTTTTTCTATATAGTTTGGTAGATCTGCCATTATTCGAAGTAAAACAGGCCAACTGATCTTCCACATTATATCCTGATATGTGATACCCGGTAATGTTTTGAGTATTGATCCTACGATTCCGTAGGTAGATTTGAGCCCGGTAGATTCGTATCTATCAGAGTGGGCTCCTGAGGACTTGTTACTGTCCCGATCAATCTGATAGAGTCTGTAAAATTTTTCAGATCATACATCTGTAATATTCCTATGCAGATCCTTTGCGCTATTTCCGGATTGATTTTCCACATTAGGTATTTAGCCAGTAGCTTACGGAATAGTTTTATTTTCCATTTACTATGGAGAAAGCAAGTAGCAATAAAATTTACTTGCGGATCTATATTTCTATCCATTTCTGAAAGGATTGACGAAAATTTATCTTCAGAAAGGTTCATTTTGATTTTAACAGCGTAGATATTCGCTTCAATGATAGTTCCGTATACTAAAGGCTTTATATGCCACTTTATAGGCTTACGTTTTATTCCAAAAAATGAAGATCTGGGAGTTTCAAAATATGCTCCTTCTCTTATCAGCAATCGGGCTTCAATTTCCTCAGCCAATAGTTTGTCAAAATCCTGATTGTCTTCTTGCATAATAGTTGTAAGAAAAAAGCCACCCTCCAGTAGGATGGCTTTATGTTATTATTTTTCTACGTAGTCGATGTACTTTTCTCCTACCTTTTCAGGTATTTCAGCTGTTACAACAACTTTAAGTGTAAGCACGTTTTCAGTACCGATTGTACCACTCAAAGGTTTTGCATTAATACCTCCTTTTGGAATTAACACATCTACACCTTCCTTTGTAACAACTCTGAAAGATTTATAGATTGTAGCTCCTCCTTTTGGTGGAGAGTAAGATTTCTTATTATCTGTACCGGTTACAACAGCACCACCACAGTAATAAGCTTGAGTTTCTAATGAAGGGTTTGCAACCTCGAATGTTAGAGTAGTCTCTGAATCATTCTGGTTAATAGCCTTTCTTTTTCCTTTTTCTTCCGTAGAAATCCACGTAATTGTCGGATCCGTACTTTCTAAAACAGCTGTACCTTTTAGGGTCTCATCGTGTTCTGTAAGAGTTGTTCCCATACCGCCATCTGCAGCCGGGTCTCCTGACAATATTTTTTCTAGTCCTAAAGTCCACATGGTTTTTTATTTAGTTGGTTATAGTTTTGTTATGGTTTTTATCCGGATTACGGATACATATTCCTGGACACCTTCAACTTTATAGTCTCGTTGATATTCTATATCCAGATTAGTTTTTTTCTCTCTTATGTATACATCATCAAAAAAGGGGAGAAGATGTTTTGTAGCATTGTTCAATGTTCTATAATCAGCTTCATAGGTTTGACCTGTCTGAATATCTTTAGCATAAATATTGACTAATACTACAGATGAATTCATTATATCATTACCAGAAGCAAGAGAGCTAATAACAATATCATTTTTAGGAGAATTAAGTGGTCTGTTAGTGTTGTATATTTCTCCGTTTATTAGGGCTTTTACACCACTGTTTTTAACGATATTGTATACTATACTTTTTAATTCAAATGATGTTATCATGATGCTTTTTTCATTGATTCAACAATGCTTACTATGATCTTTTGGATTTCAGATTTAGCGAGTGTTTCTGCAGGTTGTAATACGTCTAAATGGCGAACGTCTTCGACATAACTTGCGTAGTCCATACCAGCAACAACTATTAAGACAAATCCCTCTCTGAAATTTTGGGCAATTTCCTTTGCGAACTTTTTCCCTTCTTCTTCTCCGGATTGATCCGACGTCATATTATCTTGCCCCTGGCTATCAGCCTGAAAAAGGGTTTCAACAATTTGCCCGTTTTTTACAATCACATATCCAATAGAGTTTCGTAGGTTTCCTGTCCTATCTACATAGGTGTCTAATGATTTCGCGTATGCAACGCACTTCATTCCTAAATAGTTCAGGTTACGAAGAATGAGGTTTTCTAAAAGTTGTCTGCGACTCTCCAGGTACTTATCTATACCATTCCAATCAAAATTTGCTCTTACACCCATAATCTACAGTGAAGCTGTCTTTCTTTGAATCTGATTACATTGCCTTTTGTTCCATCACTGACCATTATCTTGGAGTTAGCCTCTATAATCGGCGTACCTAAGGGCATTACTATTGTTGTTGAATAGTTTGTTACTTCTCCGCTTTCAGTGGCCACAATGTTCCCGGAACCGGCAGCAATTGTTCTACATTTAGAATGAAAGACAGGCTCTTCTGTAGTAGGTATTGGAAAACCGTCATCATCACGGCCCCCACCAACAATTTTGATCACAAATAGATCGTATGGATATTGCTCAAACTTCATGATAAGAAGCTCATGTCTTTAACTTCTGATTCTCCTTTTTTTAGCAAGTTTTCAATTCCTAATCTGGTACACTCAAAAGAATACCAGGCTTCCAATGAATCCTTGTTGTACTTTAATGAATAATCATCTTCAGAAATATCAGGTTTAACCAATAACCCCAGAACTATTTCGGTAAATACAGCATCCATCTGCTTTGGGTCCGTTAATGAATCAGCAGGGTTAATATCCTTTGAAAGGAAAAATACCTCTAAATCTTGATCACTCATAGTGATTCCCAGAAGATTTAACTTGCTATTGAAATAGCTCTGGTTGGTTATTGACATCCCTAAAATATTTTATTATGAAAATGACTTTGTAGTACTTAACAGGTAGATGTACTTGATTGCACCAACTACCGGGAATGCGTTAAGCTCTGCTTTTGTCCACTCTTTGAAAGGTTCGTTCTGTTTCCATTTAGAGATCAGTGTTCTGTTGTTTTTAGCGTAAATAACTTTTTCAACAGGTTCCATTTCTTCCATTGCCAATGCATTCTTAATCTCCCCAAGGTTACCCTCTGGAATAAATGCCAAGTTTGATTCTTCAAATGGCTTAATGATTGAATCTTTACCGTCTTTCTGTACTGCTACACGGATATCAGTTACTTCGAATACAGGAAGCTTTGCAGCTGTCATATATTCGTTTATTCTATCAATCGTTAATGGTGCAGTTTGGGAGCTTCTTGCAGCCGCTGATAATCCGAAGAATGTACCTACAGTTTCTTTTACCTCTTTTGATTGAAGGAAATTGAACATTGCAGATCTCTCAATTAGAATTTTAGCGAAAAGCAAACCTTTATCAGATGCTTTGTTTACGACACCAATGATATCGGTGATAGGTTTAGAAGCAGCTGCATCGCTCCAATCGTTAGATGCATTTACCTTATTTTCAGCTGGCATTTTCAAGTCAATTTCTCCTACGACAATACCTAATGGATTATTGTCAGTTGTGATATTGATTTTACCAGTAGAAATAGCCTGAGCAGCTGTAAGGTTAAGCCTGTTATCAACTGATTCTGAAACATATTTTACATCGTCCCAAATAAGTTTTAAGGCCTGCATTTTTTTATCCTGATCAGTTACACCCTGTAGAGCTTGAAGAACTTTATAATTTCTTACCTGTTCTTCATTAAGATCTCGCATGTATTTGATTGGTGGAATTTCACCAGTCATTTTTTCAAGTGTTTCACGAGCTGCCAGTTGAGTTTCACCATCTCTGGTTGCAAAAGGTGCAGCTGGAGTAATGGTTGATGTACCAAGTACAGAGCTATACGTAAGTGAAAGTTGAGGAACAGCAAAAGTAAAGTACTGTTTATACCAAGGAGCATTGAATTTTTCTGCCCTTGTATCGATCATAATTTGTAGTGTCTCTTGGTCCACTACGTTTCCGAACATTGTCGTTTCCATGGTTATTAGTCTTTAAAGGGTTAGAATGATTCAGAGAAAATGATCAGCGGTAATGCTTTTTTATGAGCATCATTAATCGCTGGTGTAACTCTCCTGTTATAAACAGTTCCTCTCAATACAACATCGATAGGAGCGTTCTTTCTAATTTTCACAGATGCATAAAGCAAACCTTTAGCATCGGACGTTTGATTAGGTGCAGTACCTGTAAGAGCAGCAATTTTTGCTTTTCTGGTAGCTTCGTCAAACGTAATAGGGGTTCCCGCAGGAATAACATTCCCCTCTGTCAATCCAGTCATATCCAATGTAAAACCACCTCTGGCAGTTTCAAGGACCTTCTGGAATACTGGAATGTCTCTTGTTCCAGTTTCTGAAGTAGATTCTAAGTATCCCATTTTGTTTTTGTTAAATGATTATTAGCTACCGAAACCTTAGAATTTGTCATTGAAAGCTTTTATATCAGCTTCCTTCTGAGTTTTTGTTACATTTCCTCCAGATCCCATAGGAGCGATGCCTGAACCTGCTCTTTCACTAACCTGCTCTTTAGCGATTTCAGCATATAGATCAGTTTGCTTTTCTATAAACTCTGTAGCAGACTCTGCCGTTTCAAAGCTTCTTCCAAGCATTGTTGATTCGATTTGTTTATCAGACATTTTAAGTTCTTTCAGTGCTGCAACAACTTTTTCATTGTTTGTTTGCACAGATTGCCCTTTTTCCATGTTCGTTACCTTAGTGCTAAGCGCAGCAATGGCAGCCAGAACAGCTTCGTTTGAGTTCGCCGGAGGTTGATTACCTGGATTAGGTTCATCATTAGCCCCTTCTCCTGATCCTGCACCTTCTGATCCTTTTTTAGCCTTCTCCACAGCAGAAGTAACACGAGTGTCAATATCTGTCTGGTAGGAGCTTGCAAGTGGCTCAAATCGCTTACATTGTTCGATTGCATCTTCATCAGTTGAGTTTTCATCTAAAGAACCCTCAATCAGAGTTGTGATTTCGCCCAATGATTTTGCGGAAAGACCAAACTTGTTAAAGTGCTTTTTCGTGATTTTTAGTAATTCTTGTCTATTCATTTTGTTTCGATAAATGATTGAAACAAAGTTAAAAAAATGGCGTACAGTACATCATATTAGTTTTTTATATATCTTTGTATTAGTATTTATGTTAAGATGTAAAAAGCCTTTTATTTTATATATAATATAAATATGTTAAATATATTATACTAAATAATTATAAATAAATAATAAAATGAGCATTTTAGAACAGTTAACAGATTTAGAGCACAAAAAAGGGCTTTATTCTAAAGAAGAGTATGAAACTAAATTCAAAGAAATTACTGATTCTGCAACCGATGAAGAGATTCTGCAAGCAGCTAAAGAAGCTAAAGAAACACTTGGTAGAGGCTACAATATAGATTTCTTCCGGAGAAAGATTTACAGCGCTGTTATCAGCCGGTATGGACATAAGCCGTTAAAAGGTAGTTATATGCCAAGCAAAACAAGATCGCTTCTTAAAAAGCTAAATCTATATATACCAAGATACGAGTTTGAGAAAGTAACACCTGAGATTCCTGAATTTCAAAGTCACTATCAAGAGTTATTTAATCACATGCATAACGAACATGGATTAATACTACTAGAATCAGAAATGAATGAAATAATCCACATTGTAAATAAAATGCAGAAAAACCATTAATCATCATGAAAAAGTATAGGATTAAACTTTGGATTATTTCATTATGGTGCTATATCTGGTATAAGCCTCACTATGTACTCTATGTAGAAAAAGATGAAGATGATGACGAAGAATATGAAGAACATAGATACTACGTTAAAAAAAGAGTAATTCCGTGGATTTTACTTTTTCCTATAGTAGTTATACCACTCTTTATTTATGGAGGACTGAAAGCTCTATTTGATTATTTCGCCTTTATATTCACCTGGTATCAGAGCTGGGTTACAGTGAATAAAAAAGAGATTCCTTTTAATACTAAATTAGATATTGTTAGAACGCTATGAAAGCTGAAGAAATCAAAATAGTAAACGGAATATTTGATGAATATTCAGAGAAGTATAAGTTCGCTAAGAAATACGGACTTATAGAAGAAACAGAAATCGAAGTTAAATTTTATTTTGAGAAATAATGGAAATTAAAGAATTAAGACTTGGCAATTATGTAAAGTATGAAAGGAATAGTGTTTATTTTACTGTAGAAAGTATTGAATTTGTCAATAACTTGGTAAATGCAACAGATATAGAATATTTAGAGCCAATCTCATTAACTGAAGAATGGTTGTTGAAATTCGGATTTGAAAAGTCAGAGTCTTTATCTAATTGCACAAAGATAACTAATGGTTATAAGTTTGATTTCGCTGGCGGAGAAGTACTATACCTAGACTCAATAAGGCTAAAGCATATAAAGTACGTTCACCAATTACAGAATCTGTATTTCGCTTTAACAGGCGAAGAATTAACAATTAAATCATAGGAAATGGAAGGAAAAGCAAAAGAGGCTCTAAGCAAGTTTCAGGATAGTAAAGATAATCTTGATAGAATGATCAACAATAATAAAATGTTATTGAATTCTCTTGCTATTGAGTGGCTGGATACAGTTAAAATAAAGGTGTATGTTCTGCCTGTTAAATATGGTTGGACTAGTTGTGTTATAACTGGCGAAAAAGAACTTACGCATGGATTATTTGTTGACAGACAATCCGCTACCGAAGCAGCAATTAAAAAGGCTGTGGAAATATTTAATAATAGATAATTTTAAAGTACATGAATATATTAGCACCAGAAGACATAAAATTCAAGCTAAAGAAATCAATGGCTTTTGATGAAGTACATTCATTGTTAATGAGGAATGAAGAATTTGGTATACAGTGGGAGCAACACACTAAGAAGAAGAGTGAATTTGAATTTGGTAAACCAAAAAACTATTACTTCATAGATGGAATTGAAAAGGAATACACTGATTTGCAAGCGTTGTGCAATGATTGGAATGAGATAAAAAACTTTGATGATCCAAATAAGGAGATAGTATGGGTTAAGGTTATTAAAAATAAACAATACGGAAACCCGCAAGGAGATCTGGAAACACTAAATTACAAAGATGGAAAATAGAAGACCTGATAACATAATGATCATTGGTTCTGGAGATCTTGAAAAGTTTTGTCAAGTTAATAATCTGAATTATGAGGAAATGAGACAAGCTATTGAGCTTTTTGGTGTAAGATCCGGAGCTAAAGAAGAAAATATAAACCTTATAACAGCTGCAGCTAAACAAATTGACAATGAAATGCAGTATGTAAAAGAAAAGCCTAGAGGGGTAATTCCTCCTGGCTTCTATAGAAAAATAAGAAAGTAATCATTACGGGAAACCGTAAAATACCCTAAAAAGCATCGGGTAATTTTGTGAAATGAAGAAGTTTTTTAAAGATTTAAATACAGAAGACAAGATCTGTCTAGCACTTTATATACTATTACTTATAGGTGCAATAATACTCGTTGTAGCATGGAGAGACGCAATATTTGCATGGCATTATGATTAAGCAATATGAACCAAAATAATTACCTTTACAATATGAATTACGGTACAATATACCATGTTAGGTTTTTTGATGAAGTAGACGGCAAAAAAGACTATTATTTTGGAAGTCTTTCTGCTGTTTTTGCATTCTTTACTCCTGAAGTGCTAGGTGTGAAGATCGCTACAGTATACAAACAAAAGCTGGGTTTTGAAGACGAATACAGGACAAAATTCTGTGTTATTAGAAAAGACAAATTAATACGTAAACCAAAAGGAAATGAAATGTCCTAAATGTGGTTACGAAAATAGGCCTTATTCTCACTGTCCTAAATGTGAAGAAAAATTTGAAAATGATATGGCGGATAAGGTAAAGAATGTAACCGATGAAATTTACAAAGATATACGTGATATTCTTAATGAAAAACCAGAGGTCTCCTTTGAATTTGTCATTGAGAATCCGGATCCGGAATTAATTCAATTTATCATGGGAGGTACACCTGCTAAGGAAGTAGATAACACCTCTGATCATTTACATTTCACACCAGAAGAACATAAGCAAGCATTATTAGGAATGATTGAAGCTGGTTTTACTGCAGAAGAAGCTTATAATGAACTCAAAGAGACATATAAATTTTAATATAAAATGAAAGAAGAACTTAATACCAAAATGCATTCTACATTCTCTGTAGACAAAGAAACCCAAACAAAACATGCTGTTTGGGCCGCTATGCGTAACAATACAAAAAAAGAAGATATCATTGCTACATTGGAACGATGGGGATATACAGAAGCTGATTATCTGAAGTATAATACATCATTTCCCAAATAAGTAGTCTGTAAATATTTTAGACTGCTTTCGGTTCTTTAGGTTCAAAAATCCATACCAGTCAGTACCAAGTAATAATTTCTTTGCAAATGGTTCGAATGAAAGCTTATTCATATCGAAAAATCCATTTTTATCACTTTCCTTTATCCAATTACTAAAAACTTTAAGATCATCGACAGATAGGGTAGAGGAAGCCTTTCTAATAACATCTATAATGTCTTTTTGAGATTTTGCACCAAATCCATAACGAGACCAGGCATACCCACCGACATCTATATTCGCGTGAACGTGTATTTCATCAATATTTGAGTTTGCATATTGCTTATACCATGCCCGGAACATTTCTTTTGTCATATCTTTTCCCTGAAGGGAAGGATCTATTTTCAAATATGCATGCTCAACAACGTTTTTGCTGTCCTGAATACTGAACACTCGCATCATCTGAATCTTATCACCGTAGTAGGTTACTTCAATATTGTCTTTTTGAAATTCAATATATCTACCATCTAGCCTGATGCCATTGTTTTCGATAATGCTTAGCATTTCAGAATCCAGTTCCTTCAGATCAAAGCCTTTCATATACTTATCATATATCCCCGGGAGATTATCGAGATCCATTCTGTTTGATACCGCAAAGCCTAACTTCTTGATCTCTTTAGTATCAAAAACAAATGCCTGTTTCTGGGCAATGTTATCAATCAGTTTAGGATTATTCTGTATGAAATATGGTTTTACTTTGGCAGCTGATATTTTCTCTTGGTTATTAGATATCCATTGTCTGAATTCCAACGGCGGTTCCGTGATCGAATCTTTGCTTTTCAACGGTCGTTTACCTTGGATAATACGCTCATTGTCTTTTTCCATCTGCTCCCATGTCTTCAGGATTGGTATAGTAGTGCACCGGCATTGCGGATGCCATCCCCAGAATTTAAAGTCTTTAGGATATTCACCGGCCATGGTCTCACAGAAGTTACAATGATTAGGATTATTAGAGAGCTTCACCTGAATACCAATAACGAAATCAAATTGCTGATACTTCAGGAAGTTTGATTCATGATAAGCGTTGTTATTTTCGGTTCTTGTCAGTCTCTGAGCATTCTTAACAGAAGATCTATACACACCTTGCCCCGGATGGTATGCTTGTGCAGCTTTTGACAGGGCCAACTGTCCATGCTTATCTCTTACTCTCCGGAACAGCTTATCCGGCTCGCGTAAATACTGTTTAAGCTCTCTTGCAAGTGCTGCTCCTGATTTTCCATCACCAATACCAAGGTCTAAACCGAGCTCTATTTCCTTTTTGTATTGGTTGGTATAGTTCCATACACGATCTGACAGCTTTAATCCGTCTGATTTTCTATTTTGGAAGGCATTTAGTGCCTCTAAATTGGGTGTGTTATACTTTGATACCTGTTCTTTAGATAGCTTCAGCTTTCGAGCTACTTTATTGACCAAAGCAGACTGTTTTTTCTCTGCTAACTTCCAGCTGTCAGTCATCTGGTGTTGGATCTCTGTAAAAATATTCTTTGTAAAGGCTTCAAATAGCTTTATAGACTTTTTATTCAGATCCGGATAGTCTGTAAACTTAAATAGACGGGTAGAATCAATACGGCCAGATGAAACAGCGTTTACAATTTCACTAATGAGTCTATTGTAAATATTATTCACCTTGCGAACATTGGCCTCTACTCGGTTAAAGTGGAGTCCGTCAAAGTCGTCATCGTGTATTTTGGGCATGGTTATTTTAATTTGTATAATTTTCCCTCTGTATATTCAGTATAGGCTACTGCATCAACCTTTATAGATGTTGTACGGTCCTTATTAGCGAAGTAGACAATATATTCATCTGGTACATGTTCAGTAGTATTATACCATGTCTTACCAATTAAATGTGATCTACTTTCATTGTGTGCTGGGGTAAACTTCTTACCAACGCAATAGCCTTCTTTCATAGGTTCACAGCAGCTGACTATTACGATTGTGATTGATAGGGTTAACAGCTTTTTCATAGATTATAAATTAGTTGTTTGGAATACGTCTTGTGCTTTAGTAGCTTCAGTTTCTGCCTGAATGATCACCCATTCGCCAGTAGGATCATTAGTCAATCCAGACATTTCAACAGATTTTTGCTGAGATAGTACCGGAAGATTACCATTTGCAGCCATAAGTGTTTCAATCCAGGCTTTAGTATCATCAATCATATATGGCTTGAACCTTGGCTTCATTTTCAGTCTGTTTGCTGCTTCCTCTAAACTTGGATATAGAAGCTTCCCAACGAAGGTTTTAATAATATTGAAGCTCCGGGTAAAATAATCATCCCAGATCTCTTCTTTCTCCATTACCTTCAAGTGTGCATCCATGAATAACATCTTTAGCATTACACCAGATATTTGGCTTAATCCTTTAACTGATTTGAAGGAGATATCAGGGGTCTGTGTAAACTTGTGAATATTCTCTAAATGTGTTTCGATCTCCAGTTTTATAGATTCCGGAGAGTCGGTCCATGAAAGGACATAGGCTTTTGTACCTGGTTTACCTTGCAATACTCCATTAGCTTCTCCAGCTTCAGGCATTGTACTTAATTCACCCTCAATGAATGTTTTTGGTGCTGCGTGGTAATCATTTATTTCTGCATGACGGGAGAGTAGGAGTTCCAATCGTTCTATGTGGTATTGAACATCACGCCATTCAGCGTCTTCCTGATATCCATAGGCAACAGGTATTTTCTCGATAATATTTTCCTGCCATATCGGTTTAAATCCGTCATCTGTTTTCTCTACATCTTCTAACCATCCACTGTCACCCTTTTTAAATCTCTTGAACTCATCAGAGGTATAGACATCAATGTATTCATCTTTCTTTCCGCCAGGTCTATTTACCGAGTACAACCGGGAGAATACCTTCATTTTATCATATACATCAAATTGCGGAAGAAGTTTATCACCGGGCCATGGAGTAAGCAGCTTTACATTCAGCTCATAGTTACATGGTTCATCACTATAGTCAGTATGAGGCTTATCAACTTTTCGATACCACCATAGTGCAGCAGCTTCAGCAGCTCTGTACATTTCAGTTGCCTGTTTTCTATTAAAGGAATGTATTTTATTCTCCTCTAATATTTTCTTTACGATATTTAGTACCTTCTCTTCATCGGATTTTGGTTCTGCATTGTGCTCTATCTCTACATCATTACCAAATCCGAAAGAAACTGAGCGTTTTACGATCATCTTCTGATATGGACCTGCAATACGATTTACTTTCTTTTTGCCATTATCTTGGCCGTTTGCATCTTTTAGTTTTTTATCCTTTAAGAACTCCTGATCAACTATAACCCTATGTTTTTTAGGGTCCCATTCTTTTTTAAGATCCTCAATGTTCGGCTTTCCATCTCTTTCTACCAGAAGAATCTTAACCTGATCTTCTATATTTTCTGTTTGTGTAAATTCTGATATTTTCATATTATTAGTTTTATTTCTACCAAAGTATATTTGCAGGTCCCGGAGATCCTGGAGCAACACCATCGAGGTGATAATTAATTGAGTATACAAGATTATCAACGTCTTCGTCATGTTCTGCATTAGGGAAACCACATACTTCCTCTATAAATTCTTCATTCCATACATCTTCTACAAGTACCACACGTCCACATTCTATTTTTGGAGACACAGCATGAAGCCTTGTACCTTTACTATCTACAGGAGTAGGTGTTTCTGTAACATTTAACTTAGTTTCTGATTGTAGTTGTTGAACTACTGATTTACCGCTGGCTTTTGGCTCTATACGAATTGTACTATATGTGTTATAGCCTTGTGCGGCCGTATAATCTGGGATGTACTTTATTAATTCTGGGAATATTTTAAATACTTTCACTCGGTGAGTTATGTATAGTGTATTATCAATCCTACACGTAGACAAAATACCTGTAGGGTCATTAGATGTGTCATCTGTGAATGCTGTGTCTAAAAAGAAGTGATTAGTAACAGGAGAAAGTGATCTGGATTTGATATTATAAAACTCTGTTCTCGAGATAATCCGGAACCATTCTTTTTTAACGATATCACCTTCTTCAGCCGTTGGATTCTGTAGCCACTGGCCATTGTATCCACGTGTACCAAGGTCTACCTTTGCTTCATTAATGTCATTCCTGGATAAACGTACAGGATCTAAAAGACCATCTTTGTAATTGCTTTCAAGATCTGAAGGAATAGGGCGTGTTTTCTCTGTGATTTCAGCAGGTAATTTGATATGCTTAATACTTTCCCCCTTTTTAGAAAGAAGATAGCCAGAAACGTCTTTAGAATGCAATCTCTGCATTACTGTTACCGTAACTGCAACAGCTTTATTCACTTTACGAGAAGAAAGAGTCTTAGTCTGGTCCTCTGCTTGTTTCCTATGAGCTTCAGATTCTGCCTGTTTTGGGTTTTGCGGGTCGTCATTGATAATAACATGAGCATGTTTACCAGTAATAGCTCCACCGGTAGACGTTGTATAGCGTGCTCCGTTGCGTGTAGTATCGTATGCTAGCTTCCCGGACTTATCTTTCCGGATTTCTACTTCTGGGAATAACTGTTTATACTTGTCAGACTGAATGATGTCTCTTGATTTTATTGCATGTTCAGTCGAGATATCGCTAGAGTAGGAGTTTGATATAACACGAATACTTGGATCTACACACCATAACCAAGCCGGCCACATCACAGTGACAATTGTTGACTTTGTTGTACCAGGTGGAATGTTTATCAATAGATCATGAAGCTTTGGAAGCCTTGCAAATATATTTTGCGAAACAGATTGTAGTTCCTTGCATAAATATTCAATATGCCAGTTCCAAACAGGTGTCTCTGATATAATCTCCTTCCAGAACAGCTTAACGAAGTAAAAGAAATTCTTTTTACACTCGTCTGCCTGCGTTGCATATGCTAATAAGACAATATTTATAGGCTGTTTACTCATGGTTATTATCTGCTTCCTCAGCAAGAGAAAGCAAAGCGTTTCTTTGATCTTCAGACATCTTTGACAGCAATTCATCTACGTTCTCGATTTTAGTTGCCATAGTGTTGTCAATTTCTTTTTTATCAATCAATCCAAGATCTCTGGAGATCAGGTTCGCATTAAGAAGGTTTCCAGCTGCTCCTTGGAACTTCTGAGTGTACACAACGTTTTCAATGTCGGCAATGACCGTGAAAAAATCTTTATTATTTTCATTTCTTTTGAATGATCTGAAGTACGACTCATCACATTTAAGATAGAAACATAGCTGTCCCATTGTCATAGCTCGCATGATTGGAACTACTTCTGTAACAACCTTTCCTTTGTATTGAAATACTCTTGTTTCTGGTAATGGATTATCAGTCGCCCATTCAAAGTATTCACAAGCAGCTTCCCACAGTTTCTCTGGGGTAGAAAATAAAGTGTCACGCCCATGTTTTGAGCGTAACTTCCAGAATTGATTTCCAATTCGTTTATCTGTAGGTTTTTCCTGTGGCATTTCTTCCGGTTTGTCAGGAGGTGAAGTTTTCTTGGCCGGAGTAGTCTTTCTGGTCTTAGGAGCAGTTTTAACAACGGTTTTCGCTGGTGTGATTTTTTTAGTAGTTTTCTTTTCCATTTCTACATTTAATGTTTTCTGGTTAATGACAATAACCAACCAATAAAAAAGGCAATAGTCAAAAATGTATTCATAGGGATGTTTATTTAGAAAAAGACACACTCTCGTAGTGTCCACGCTCGTAGGATGTTTATGGTAATAAATTTTACAAGTAACGACCATACGCAGCATCCTTGTGTCTAACCCAACCGCCGAGTTACGGTACTAGGGATTAATGCGTTACAAAACCGTTCCCGGTAGAAGCAATTTCCCAAGAAGAGTGAGTGCTCATTTGTAAGGGAGACAGGATTCGAACCTGTATGAGGTTTACTTATCTTGATTATGAAAAGTATCCAGTAATAACTTTTAATAACCTTCAAACACTCTCGTAACTGAATATACTTAGCGTCTACCAATTCCGCCACTCTCTTAATCTCGGACCCTGCCAACTTCTACACTTCTATAGCAATGCCAGATGATCAGTCTGTTTTACATTGACAGGATCCTTTCTATAAAAATGTTTGTGGAGAAAACCGGAATCGAACCGATATCAACCCCCAGCCGCTCGCTGACTGGTGGACATCCTACCTTTGGACGATTTCCCCAAAAAAAGGATGGACTTTCACCCTAACATTAACATCCATCTGCAGCAGGACCCAATGCTATATTTTTATCCTTTTCACCTCTCTGCAATTACCGTTTCGCCGTTGCTACCTTTGGGACATGCATATCAGGATTTTGTTACGCTTACGGGAGTCGAACCCGTCTTTTAAGGTTGAAAACCTTACGTCCTAACCAATAGACGAAAGCGTAAATTAAAGCGTCAAAATCATCTGCTCTGATTGGAGATACTAATAGTTTAATTTATGAGTACCAGATATATCAATTATCTCCTTTCGTTGATGCTTTGGGGACACGGTAGGTTTCGAACCCACTTGGTTGTTAGTTTATCTCTGAATAGCTATTTTCAGAACAACCTATACTTATCTTTAGCGTATAACCACTTCCGCCTCGAGTCCCTTTTACCTGTCTTTCCAGATTGTCAACCGTGTCTCAAGACTTACTGCATTATCAGAAGGTTTTTTGTGGAGAGTGTAGGATTCGAACCTACGCCTTAGGCACTGTTTTAATGTGATCACCCTTGCTCTAACCCCTAAGCTACCTCCCCGGTTGCCCGTCTTTCCGGGCTGTCATAATTTAATCCAGAATCGGTAAAAACATGTCGTGGAAAAGGCAGGTTTCGAACCTACGGCCTAATCATTATGAGTGATTTGCTCTATCCAACTGAGCTACTTTTCCGTTTCAGGGATGTTTTATGTCTTTCCCTGTCGACAACTATGGCTCAAATACATTACAAATATATAAAAATATGATATACAGTACATCACTTATTTATGAAATTTTTGTATTTAATTGTCTGATCTATAAAGGTTAGTATTTCCTCTGAAAAAAGCTTGTTTGGTGTTGTTCGAATTATACTCCAACCTAAGGCTGCTGCATTGTTATATTTTTCCATGTCAGCTGTTGCACCGGTTCCTGTAAAGTGTCTTGATTTTCCACCATGTTGACTCATCCAGATACCCCCTTCAACTTCTACAGCAACTTTTTCATTTGGAAAGGCGAAATCAAAACGCCATTTTCTTGAAGGGTGAAAACGAAGTTCTTTTACAGGTTTTACACCAAGTCTTTTATCACAAGCTTCAGGGAATCCAATATAAGGATCTATCTTTGGTATTTTGACTCCAGTAGATTTTGCTTTCTTACTTGTAGAGAGCTTTAATAGTACCTTCTGGTAAGACATTGAAAACTCCTTATTAGCATTAAGTTCTAACTGAGCTGTTTTAAGGTAATGGGATATTGCCGGCTGTGTACATAAAAGAAAAAGAGCGATATCCTTTTGAGGAACTGAATAAAAGTTTTGGCAAACATAAGCTAAAATCATTCGGGCGAAAACTTTGTTTTGTTCCTGGGATTTAGATCTCATTTCTTTTACCGTAACAGAGGTAACAGCTGATACAGATCTTGATACTATAGATAGATTTTCCTTTGACATGGTCGTTTTGTTGTTTTTAATAAGTTAGTGTGATTTTTCAAAAATATGCCAGACAAAACTATTCACCTGTACAGTGTCTATGTGATTTCTCACAGCGTTTTCCATTTTTTCACCAGTACCAAACATTTCAATTATTTTGGTTACAGGTTCAAAAGAAGGGTTACATATAGCCCAGATAAATATATTCCCGTTCTGAACATCAGCTTTAATGATATTAGCCGGATAGGGGATATCTACCTGTTGTCTACTCTGTAGTTTTAAGGGGTATTTGTGTATTGTTTGCATAATCAATCATTAAAGGTTTCAATAGCATAATCATTAGGAATAACAATTTTGTAACTACCATATGGCTTATCTGTCCACTCATCAGGAGTATCAAAACAATGCCCTGAACCACATTTGTACTGTTGATAGTAAACTGTTGGAATAGTATCTTTTCTAATAATAATCACATTGCCTTTGAAGATATCCGATTCTGCGTTAAAATCAGTTGAAAAATGGTACTGAGAGTCATCGTCAATTCTAAGAGAATTTAGTCGCTCTGGGTGAGCCCATCTAAACTTTACATCATTTGAACATGATGTAGCGACTAGTAAAACCATTGTTAAAAGTAATTTTCTCATAGTATTAATTTTAAAATGGAAGGTCATCATCGTCATCATTTCCAAAAACATTTTCAGTTGCACTTCCTGCAACGGTGTTTTGCCTTACAGGAGATTGGTTTGTTTGTTGGTATGATGGTGGGGGAGTAGGGTCTGGAGCAGATGCAGATTTACCTCTTTGGAATTCTACTTTTGACAGTTCAAAATCCTGATAATATCTACCGTCATGCTCATTATTTGAGTACCATTTTGCGATAGCATTAACGGCAACACCTTTTGTAAGGTGCTCCGTTATTTTATTTGATTTTGACCAGTATGTACATGGGAAAAAGGTAGATCTTTCTCTATCTCCATATTTTTCATTGGCAGCAATAGTAAACTGTATTGCGTATATGGTACCTTTTTCAGTTTGAACTTCGCGAGAAGTTGCATCTTTGGTTAGGTTACCGGAAATGAATGCATTAAACATAATTAATTAGATTTTAGGGATTTAATATCAACAAATATACAAAAAAGTGATTTACAGTACATCACTTAATTTGTAATATTTACTTTCTCAATTGTCTCTATAATTACCATAGCTTCAGCTTCAGATGTTGGCTGCTCCTGGTTTTTAAATTCTAGTGCTCCAGAGTGAGAAGAAGCAGTGAAAGTTTTATCCTGGTTAACAGTTAAAGCATTCCATGTATTCTCTGCAACTTCCTTTTGGTATATAGTTGCAAATGTTTTTCCAGTATTTTCTCTAACTACTTCTTTACTGTATCCGTTGTCAATAAGGAATTTATAGAAGTTGAATTTTTCTTTTTTCATGAGTTTATTTTTTCTATGTTTTGATTTACTTGTTTTATAATTCTTGGTGAAGGACGTTTATATTTACAAAATCGTTGGAATGTATACTCCATGCCTAAACGCTTCATATACGGATAATGTTTACCGCAGAACCAAACAATATTAGATGTGTTATGCCAATATTTATTTGGTGATTTGTCTGCTGCTTTACTATTTCTATTTAAAAAATAGTTTGGTGCTATACCATAATCTCTAACTGTTGTACCGTTTTTACAGTCTTTAAAGCAACATTCCCATTTTAAAACATCATATGGTAATATATCCAGATCAGACTTACTGAGTTTCATAAAGTCTTCAGGACCGAAATCATCAGGAAGATCATCTATTCTCATAATCCCAGAAAGAAAGCTTTCCTTTTACGTTTAAAATTGGTTCGTCATACATAACCGGATTAGCAAGAACCCAGTTCCAAATCGGCTTTATACCTTCTTTATGGTAGAAAGTATGCCCCACAAATACACCTTCTGATTTTTCAGCCCAGATGCTCGGGTGGTTTATTACACAATCCACGATATCAACCTCACCAATAATAGCACCGAAGGGTAAATTTCTGCTAAAAGCTTTTTCGAGTATTGGAAGTGCTAAACGGGTCTGATCATCAGTTAAAGCAATATCAAATTTTCGGGGAGTAGATGCATGAATAAATATCCTTCCGCGGAAATTGGTTTTCCATGTACGGTTTTCAATATCTTTGATTCCTTCTGCTATGAGAGACGCCCACGGCTGTTTTATCGATAGGGCTTTTTGTACTTTATTTTTCATTATCTAACTTTTTAAATATTTCTAAAGCTTCTTTGCATTTTAAAGCAATATGCTTCTGATTGTAAAGCTCATTACGAAGACTTTGCCCAGATTCATTACCACCATAGGCTAAATAAGTTTGGTACTCTGTCTCAATATGTTCTTTTGTGTGATCCCATTTAGATACTATATATTGTAACATATCCTGGAAAGAGGTTTCATTGTCATTAGCTCTATAACCATCAACAAAGGCTTTAATAGATTTGGAATTAACTATTTTATGTCTTTCCGCATAATCTAAGGCCTGCAGTTTTAATTTATCATCTGATTTTTTCATAGTGGGCAATCTTTGTGATTATTATTTCTTAATAAATGGTCCGTTTCTTCTTTTTCTTCAAAGTAAATTTCTTTGTTAAGAAGCTTACATCTGTTTTTCCATCCGACAGCTGTTCCTAAGTTTTCTTTCCTTATATCTAATTCACCTTTTTCAAAGTATGGGCACTCTGTACACCCCTTAATTTCTAATATCTTCATTTGATTATTTTTTATTTAAACTTCTCCCAAATACGCTATCTGATGCAGATAAATAACGTACAGGTCTATCTTTATTCACTTCTTTAGCCTTTGCTAAAACCTCCAATGCTTTCTGGTTTTGCTGCTTCTTGGTAAGGTTTCCGGATCCGTCAGTAAGATCCTCGTGTTTTGATTTTCTCTTTTGTATTGCCATAGCTTATTTAGTTACTGGTATATAATCTATTAATACTTCTTTATAGTCAACTCCTTCGGATTTTAGTTTTCGATTTAAAGCCATTAAACTGGTAATATCATTGGCTGGCAGATCTAAAAGTTCATCATACGCCTTTGCAGTAACGTAATAGATATCCAAAGCATCATGGTTTCCGTCTTCAGCTTCAATTTTTCCATAATGTTCGAAATTTGCTCTATGTTCCTTTGTTACTTTTTCCAGTTCTGAAAGAAGATCATTAACAGCTTTCTTCAGTTGGTGCTTTGGCTTGTTGGTTTCCTTCAGGGTATCAATCTTAGGTATTAGTGATTGGGCAATAAAACCGATCTCGTTATACGCATTGTTTGCAAGTCTCTGTTTATTGGTGTGTGATATGATTATGTTATTCATTTTAATTCAGACTTAATTGTTTTACTTTGTGAATATTACTGTTAACCAGGGAAAGAATTTCTTTGTGATATTCACTATTATTATTGTTTTTACCATGACATTGAACTACTTTAAAATCCTTCAGGGATATTTCAATTGTCTCAACCGGCATATTCTTTATTCTGGCAGACAGAATCAGGCTATCTTTCCTATTATAATAACCACCTTTGAATACACAATGTTTTAGAAAATCACCTTCTGCCAAGAATTCTGGAACACTTCTTAAAGGAACTATCTTAATTGGTCCATTAGTAATTTCCAAGTCAAAAAACTTTTCTTTTTCTTTTACGAATTTTGAATTGGCTTCATTGGCTTTCTTCAAATTTTGAGCTAATGTTTTCCCATTTTTTACCTCATTCATTTTTTGGATATAATAATCATGTGCCTTATGTAAATTTTTAGGACAAACATAATGAGCGTTTCTAAGGTCTTTATTTAGATAACTTAATGCATCAAGCATATCTTTATAAAGTGATGGCTTTGTAATTTTATATTTATTCCTGAAGCAAATTTTTAAAGTATTCCAATACTGGGTTACCTGATAAGCTTTCCAGTTTGAAAAAACTCCATAATAACCCATCTTTAGTAATGTCTCCATTTGTGTATACTGGACTTCTTGTATTGCCCGCTTTAAAGATATACCAGTCATTCTGTAACTAATTCCTTTCTTCACATACTCTTCCCTGAATTCTGATGTAGGGCAAAATATATCTGGAGCAGTTTCATAATCTTTATAATATCCTTCCTCTCTAATTCCTAATTCTCCATAGCAAGAGCCATTATAGCCATTTATAAGTCTTGCATTAATTACCTTTTTACCTTTTATTTCATACCAGTTTTGAGCAAATTCATCGATATATAAATTAGCTTTCCGCCCCTTACGATAATGCTTAATAAATTCAAAGTTCCTCACCACTTGGAAATCATATACATCATACTTTATCAAGCTTGCCACTGTGAAAAAATAACTTTCAGAACTATGTTTTATTTTTCTTGTCTCAGTTACTTTCAATTTATTTCCACAGCTTTCACAAACAACTCTTTTTCGGACAATCTTTTTTACATCAATGTCATTACCACACTCAAGACAAAAAGCGGTTTTCTTTGTGGCAAAACACCTTTTATCAAAGAATTTATTACACGCATAGTCTATTTGGGTTTGAGTTAATCTCGGTAAAAAGTTTGCCAGATGATCAACGGCTTTCTGGATTTTAGTTCTAGGCTTCATTTTCTATTAAATCAAAGATTGACATTTGGTTAGGGTGAACTTCTTTAGGCGCTCTTACCTGTTTTGGCTTTTCAACTTTAACATCTGAAATATCATCTGCTGCAACTACAACTCTACAATTGGTAGAATTAACTTTGCCTATTTTTTCATCGAGATAATACTTATTTGCTAACTCGAAAACTTCACCAGGAGTCATAACATTAACTTTCATTTTTTTTACCTGATCAACAATAAAATTGCAGCAGTCAGTCAATGTTTTACCTTCTTTCATTAAAGCTTCAGACATGTTTGGAAATGTCTTTTTAGCTTCTTCTAAATAAGCTGAAATAGCTTTTTCGAATTCAGTTTTTCCTTTCATATTTAAAATTTTAAGTGTTCTATTGTTTCAAAAAATTCATTTATAGTTTCAATGTGGCTCAGGTCAATACGCCTGAAGTCTTTGTAATTGCTGTGATAATATCCATCCTGAATCCGGATTATTCTACACCAAACACCGGTGCCGGCTCTTTCAAATGTGCAGCGTGGGAGAATAATTTCTCCGGTAAGCTGATATTTGGAATTATCTTTCTGTCTGAAAAAATCATCCAGTCTCTTTTCCATGGAAGGACCATTCGGAACGATCGCTAATAATTCACCTCCCCAGTATTGCAAATGTTTACACGCTTTGGCCACATGCTCCATTGCTGTTTTCCCGGAGAAACCGAAAGGAGGATTCATTGCTATTTTGTGGAATTTGTTTCCTACATAATATCTTTCAAATGGTTCTACGTGTACTTTACCGTTTGCATTGATTGATAATTCAGAAGCCAGATAATGACTTGGTTCAATGAAATGGTTATTCGTATTACCTGGGAAGAATCTTCCGATTGCTCCGTGGCCAGCTGACGGCTCTAATAAATCATCGTTCGGCTGTGGGTCCAACCACTCAACCATTTTCATTCCCAGCGGTTCCGGAGTAGCGAAATAATCAATACCTTCTTTAGCTTTATTGGATGAGGTTTTCTTACCGCGGGAGAAATAGAAAGTTTTAGCTTTATCAAACTCTGATATTTCAAATAAGAATCTGTCAGCTTCTTTGCCTCCTATTCCCTGATCATAACTTGGGTCATTTGAATGTGCATCTTTGTAACCTTCTTTAAAGGCTGTTTCTAAATCCCTGGCTAAATTTCCCATTGCAAGGTTTTCGGCGGTCTTGGACCTTTCAGCAATTTTAGATGCAAATGCAATTCTTTCTGTTGTTGTCTGAATAGTTGCATACTCATAAATCGCATTACTCTTTAAACCCTCACGATATATCCGCCCTTCCGTTTGTATTGCCTGAGTGGGAGCTGTAGGAAGTCCCAGATTGATTAATACTCTTTGATGACTTCCGGTTCTGTCGTGTAGTGAAATACCTTCTTGGCCTGCTTTGATCTGAACAACGATTAGGTTTACATCAGATCCGTCCTTATTGAATTCATCAACATATCTACTACGAAGCTTTTTATTAACCATACCGTTGAATTCCTTAGCATCTGGAAAATATCTCCGGATAGATTCTCTAACATTTATCAGATCATTCAGATTAAGATTCCAGTAATATGAATACTGATCTTTAAACTTTATAATTTCATCATGCAGATCTCCGTTATAGTCTTCATACTTCTCCAGAAGTTCCTCCAGCTCAAACTGAAATGGATGTGATGGCAGCGAGTTATTATAATTGTGAAACACTACTACTTTTCTACCTAACTTCAGATGCTGATTAATTCGTTTAGGGATCTCTCTTGCTTTTATACATTCCAGAAGCTGAGTAACAAACAAATGATTATGTTTCTTGTGTATTCTATCACTCAGTAGTGGAAAATTCTCGCAAAATGTTTGGTCCCAGAATAATTCAAAACCATCTTCAATTTGCTTTCCGATATCAGAATCCAGTGTTATAAATTCGCGGGAATAATCATAATCAAGATTTATCTGTCTGGTAGACATAACACCCAATTCTCGCATTCTTTCAAAGAAACTTCTTTCCATCAGGTTAACATCAACACCGCTTTCCGGAACAGTACACTTATTATATCTCATGCGATATCCAAAGTTTTCTACCATAAACTTGCTGAATCCCGTTGGCACATTATACCCTCCTTCATAATCCAGTTCCTTTATTCCCTCATAAATATCCCACAAGCAGCCGTCAGCATATAAAACAGATTTGTGATAAGCGAAAGGTGTTGCCGAAAGGAATACTACTTTTGTTTTTTCGACAATATCAGCAACAATTTTTTCAAAAAGATCCTTATTAAAAACCTCTCTACCATATTGATCAATGGAATAAAGAGCCGGAGTGTTTCTAACTTTTCTTTTCACAACTGACGGTACTTTAACCACGTCCATGTGATGTGCATAGTATGAAGTACAAGTTCCCTGAGCATTTTGATTTAGATAATGGCTTTCATCATAGATAACCAGGTCAAAATCTCTAGTCAGTAATGATTGATTCTGGTAGAAATTTGCATAAGTAGTAACTGTAACCTCTTGCCCCGGATCATGAATTCCCTGCAGGTGATGAACTTTTAAACCGAAAACATCAGCCTCTTCTTTCCAGTCGGTGCACTTCTTTTCTGTAGGAACGACAATAAGAATATCCCTTTTGTCCTGAGCATAAAATCTTTTAGCTAATCCTAATCCTACAAATGTTTTTCCTGTACCGGTTCCGTTCGTGAATAGATATCCTTTCCCTTCTTTAAATCTTTTTTCAGCAAAGCTTATATCCTCAGCCTGTGTATCGAAAAGAAAAGGCATCATGTTTTTTACACTGTTCTTGTCACCAAGAACTAATGCCGGTTCATTCTCCTTGTAATCAAAATCAAATGATAATTGTTGTATGTGTTTGCCTTCAAACATCGTTTTTTTTTAATCCAACTTTTCAAACTCTAGTTCTATTCTGGGAACTATTCCAAATATTTTTTTACTCTCTACCTCAGCGATAATGGCATCATCTGTAAACACTACTCCGTTTAACGCGTCCATGGTTCCTTTCATCAGGTTATCTGTTAAGTCCGGCTTAGTAGTTTTGTAGATGGTAGCACCCGAAGCCAGGGCATTAAGTTTTGTTTTAGTAAATCCTTTCAATGGAGGAAATACAAACAATGCTTTTACCTTTACTGGTCCGGAGAAAGGAATAAACCCTTCAGGAATTTGTGTTTTTGCATCAGCTGAGAAGTTCTTTTCATTTTTCTTCACCTCGCTTGTTTGGTAATGCTGAACAAAAGATTTTCCTGTTTTAGTTCTTACCACTCTTGATCTTACTGATTGTTTAGGCTGTGGTATTCCAAGAATTTTTAATTTAAGTGACATAGATTTATTTTTTAGGTTGTTCTTTTACCCATGCTTTTTTCTGTCTAGCAATGGATCTTATTTTTTTCATATAATTCTTTTTGAATTCTTCCAAATCAGAATGGGAAGGCTTCACTTGGGTCTGCTGTTGGTACATTGTTATTGTTTTGGTAGTTAAATTCTGTTGAATCTATATCAGAGAATCTCTGATGGTTTGGATCCCACTTTAATCTGGTTCGGGATGTTCCGCAATGCCTGTTCTTGGCTGTAATAACCTCAGCTTCTCCATCTGTTGGTAAATCTTTTATGCCGTCCCATTCCTCAGGCCATGTACTGATATGATAGTATTCAGGCCGGTAAATGAATTGTATAACATCTGCATCCTGCTCAATTGCTCCGGAATCTCTCAAGTCTGAAAGCTGAGGTCTTTTACCTGGTCTTTTTTCTACTTCTCTTGAAAGCTGAGATAAAGAGATTACAGGTATTTTCAATTCTTTCGCGAGTAGTTTTAGCTTTCTTGATACGAACGTGGTTTTTTCATTGCCTTCCGCCTTTCCTTTAGCTTCTATTAGCTGTAGATAGTCTATAATAATAAACTTAATGCCCTGTTCCTTCTTTGCAACCCTCGCACGGGAAAGTATTTCTTCAATTTTAAATACTGAATCCTCAAAGTATAATGGCATTTCCTGAAAGGTGGTTGTCTGATAAATCTTAGACATGTCCGACTGTGAAAATTTATGTTTCCGGATATTATCCGATTCAATTCCCAGTTCATTTGCAACAAGCCTTTTATGAAGTTGAATGTTGGCCATCTCCAAAGAGAATACTAAACCCGGAAATCCATCTTTAGCAGCGCCTTTTGCTAACTCCATTGCGTATGCAGTCTTACCCATTCCGGGACGTGCTCCAATGATCACCAAATCTGATGGCTGCCATCCGTAAAAAGATTCATCCATTTTCCGGAAAGGGATCTTAACACCTCGTGCTCTTCCTTCTTTGATACCCTGTATAAATTCCAAATGCAGATCGTGAGCTGACATTACAGACTTCTGTCCTGATATCGTGTCGTAAATCTTATTTGTTTCATAGCTTACACGGTCCAAAAGTTCAAAAACATCATTGTCTTCCTGATAAGCTTTTGATATCAAATTTGTACAGGTATCAATCATCTTTCTCTTGAAATACTTCTCCGATACTATACGACAGTGATACTCTATGTGAGCTGATGAAGATATTCCTACAGTAAGTTCAATGATGTAAGAATCCCCACCGGCGCTACCTAATGATTTTCTTTCCTTCAGATTTAGAATTACCGTTGCCATATCTACAGGATTGTTATTCTGCCTAAGATTGAGAATAGCACGGTATATTTCCTGATGCCTTGGATCATAAAACACTTGCGAATCTTCACCCAAAAAATTAACAGATCTATCCAAGGCTTTAGAATCTATCAACATGGAACCTATTACCAGCTTTTCAATTTCTGCTGCATTTGGTGGTATAACTCCTGATGATATCATAATTCTTTCTCTTTTTTAGTTGGTTGAGGTTGATTGTTATTTGCTGGCGTATGGCTATTACTGGAGAATTTCCCTTCATTCTTTTTCCAAGTAGTTAATCGTCCTTTAGTATTCCAAGTTTTTTGTAGTTGAAATCTCATTATTCCGGAGGCGCTGGGTTCAATCCAGTAATCATAAAATTCTCTTACAGTATGTTTACCGAATTCTTCAACAAATGGTTTTAGAGATTCATAAAACTCTTCCTGAGTTATTTGCTTAAAAGATTTTTGTGAATCGCCTTCAGGCGAAAAATCATCTATACTTTTTTTTCCTTTACTTTTCTTTCCTTTACTTTGTGTACTTCTGTCAACATTTATCGAATTAATGTTAACATTAACTTTGTTTTTGTAATCAGAAATATCAATAAGTAGTAATTCTTTGAAAATTTCAATGTTTTCTCTACGTATTACAGCTTCTAAAAATCTACTCTGAATTGCGGACGATGTGAGTATTTGAAACTGATTAAACACGGGCTCGTCAAACAGCCCCCACTTAACCGACCTCTTAACTATTTCATCGACTAAGCCAACGGATTCTCCCATCCTCTTAGCAAACAAAAGTTTCTCTATCTCTGTCCAATTATAGTAGTAACCTTTATCAGCATATATTTTGCAGAAAAGTTTGATCACAATAGCAAAGCCCTTACATCCAAATTCAGCTTCAATTAATTGGATCTTATCATCTGAATCTATTGATACATCCAGAGGAAAATAATCCAGTCCTATTTTTACAGGTCTTGCCATTTTATACTACATTCAATTTTTTAGTTTACTTTCTTTCTGATAACAAAGTCAGGAACTGGGCAAAATGTTTGATAGTTTCCACCGATCAATGAAATCGATCTCAAACGTATGGAAGGGATATAATAAGCGTTAGCACTTCTAGTTAGGTCTGAAATTCTGTTAAAATCTTCAACTACTCCAATATGTAATTTTGTATCTACTGGTGAATAGAGAATATTTCCAGATTCTCTAATTGAAGTTGCTGCAGTAATAACCTCTTCTTTCTTTATCCATGCAACAATATCTCCTATTTCAAGCTTTGTATCTTTTACCGGAATCAGATCAAACTCTTTTTCCAGATCTTCAGCAAATTCAATTGTAGTTTCTGTGTTAGTTCTCTTTAATGCATAAGACAGACAAGTGTCTTTTTTCGTAATTGTTGTATCAAATAGTCTTTTCATGAGTTTTATTTTTGAAATGGTACATTGGTTAACTGACGGCCGTTGTTTGAAATAAAATGCAAACCTGTAGGCGTCTGTTCAATTTTCATAGTCTCGATCTTACCGAAGAAATTCACATTCCCTCCCAGATCTACAATCCAAGCGCTTTCTTTTCCCGGGCATATTCTCATTGCACGTCCTACAATCTGGTAGTAAAGAGCTAAAGACATTGTGCTACGAGCGATAAGGACCACCTCAAGACCAGGATAATCGAATCCGGTTGTAAGTACTCCAACATTTACCAGACATCTTATTTTTCCTGATTTGAATTGTGAAAGGATTCTTTCTCTATCATCTTTCTTGGTAGATCCTGTAAGGAGTACAGCTCCCGGAACTTTCTTTACAACATCCTCAGCTTCTTCAATAAGTGAACAGAATATTAAAAGATTAGGACGCTGTTTCAGTAATCTTATAGCCCACTTTGCAATAATGGAAGGCATGTCGATCATTTTATAATACCTGCGTAAGGACTGTTCTGTAAAATCAGTTCCTGTACTGTTCACCTGCAACATTTTTCTATCAACTACATTTAAAGAGAAGTATTCAAGCTTTGAAAGAAAACCAGCATCGAACAGTTCACTGTTTTGTACATAGTAAAGGATCTCATGAAAGATTTTAGGTCTGGTTCTGGTGATGAATTTAAGCTGAGCACCTTCCATTGAATTGTGAAGCCTATAAGGTGTTGCAGTAAGTCCTAATACTTTTGCCTTTGGAAAAGCAGAAATAAATTCTTCATACATTCCACCTTTAGCGTTTACAGAATGACATTCATCAATGATTATACACTCTACACCCTCAAACAAATACTTTTTATTAATGATGCTGCCAATTGTACAGAATGTTACTCTATCTATTTTCTTTTGACCTGCAGACGCTGAGTAAACAGATGCTTTATATCCATTGCTGATATATTTTGCAAAGTTTTGTTCCAGGATCTCTTTAGATGGTTGTAAAATGATTGTCTTACCTTCCAGTGGTGCAACTAAATTTGCAATGACAATGGATTTACCTGCACCGGTTGGAAGTATAAGAACTGCATTCTTTTTGGAATTACTTTTTAAGTAAGCCACACCAGCATCAACCGCCTCCTTTTGATAAGGTCTAAGCGTGAACTTTGGCTTCTCCATTATAGAGAATAGATCCGGCTTATTTTGTTCTACGATTTCTGCTATTGACATATTATTTCCCTTCAAAATTATTTTCTGATACTCTACGCTCTAATCTTTCGATTTTCGATGTCTTTATTTGATCAACAGCTAATCCCAATGTTGGATTCATTAATTTAAGCTGCTCTATCATAATTTCAACATCAGCTATTTCTTCAGCCAGATTACTAAAGCTTTCAATGTTGTTATGACGGATATGCTTTCTGACTGCAAGAGCTAATTCAGTAGCTTCTTCTTGTGCCATTTCATATTGTGATCTGATTCCCCATTTTTTAATGGCTTTCAGATAAATTTCATGTCTTCTCATTAGTTTACTTTGTGTTTTCAAGTTGTTTTAAAAGCTCGTCAGACATTTTTATTGCAAGCTCGGCCACTACAATACGTTCTACACCTTTCATAATATTCCAATGTGGAATAAGTGCCTGCATTGCTATTCCTGCAAAATACTCACGCTTAGTAATGCCTAAAGAGGTAAGACTGTGTTGTTCTGATGTACCTAAAAAGGGTTCATCATCTTCTGTAAATCTTATAAAGGCTGGATTAATTGGTTTGTTGGCGTTTTTCATGATTTTAATTTTGCAAGTATTAATTCGGCTAATTCCTTCGTTTCCTTGTCAGTCTCTTGTTGCTGAACTTGACAAATGAAATGCTTTATAGAGAATACATTACCTGGTTTTACCCAGCCTTCAATAATTTCGTATCGGCCTCTATTGTCTTTTTCAATAATAAATGTTGTCTTATCCATTGTTAGTTTATTTTAGCGTTTTGTAATTCATCATCAGTCTCTTCAGATGCAGGTGTAAAATCCATAGTAAGCTGTTCAAATTGTGGTGCTGTTTTGCCGTTCATATATTCCTCTACTTCTTTAATCAAATGAATAAGGCGATCATTCAATTCTTCTTTGTACAGGTATGTACTTACAAGTTTTATTTTCGGTGTATTAAAAGAAATAGTACCGAAATCAGTTTCTTTATACCCTATAAGGATTACAGATTTATTTTCTTCCTGTCCGGAGATTTTAAATCCAGATACTGAATAGTTAGCCAGCTTTTCATCAGCTTCTAAATCTTGGATAGGAGTCTGATTCTTTGCCCATGATTCAAAAGCTCCGTCGATATGTGCTAAGAACACATCCATTTCTTTGAAAGCTTTGTCCAGATCTTCGTGGATAACCTGAGCCCCTTTGCGGGTAGATACATCACCTTTCGTTTTACCTATCAATATTTCATAAGTGTAGTTGCATGAAAGGTCTTTAATTGCTGCAGAACGAATTTCTATCGGGTGATCGAATTCTTCCTGTTCCGTTGTTTCAATTGTTTTTGACATAATTTTATTGTTTAGTTAAATTTTCGTTATCAATTTTTAGCGCTTCTTTTTCAGCTGCTGGATAATTTTTAGCTGCAAGCTCTTTATACTTCTTGCATTTATTGTCAATAGGGTCTACATCGTAATGATACCAGTATGCTGTACCTTCATAGGTTACAAGTCCCTTATATGGTTTGAATAGTGCCATCAGTAACCTATTTTTAATTGTTCATTCGGTTCCGGGAGAACGACATTGAAGAAATCTAAAGCGAACTGTCTTACCTTCTGTTTAAATTCAAACTCCCATTCATAGGTATTAAGCTGTGTTGAGGATTTTGGAACCCGGATAAACTCTCCAGTATGTTCATTTACCTTTTCATCATAGTTACAATTCAACTTTATAATATCATGAACTTCTGATGCGTCCCGAACCTCACCCCATGTATCTCTAACAGCCCTTTGAAGAATTGGAATCCATACACCCCAGTAGAAAGCATTTTCATTATTGGTCCGTTTCTTATATTTTCTTTTGAAAATTATCTGGATATCCTTTCCTTCAAATTGACTGATTGCGTCACGGATGAAATCTTTATTCTGTCGAAATTGACCACTCTCTATTCTGGTATCTATTTCTATGGATTTCATATTAGATTTTTAAAAGCTTTTTTGCGTTATCAAAATTTTTGTTTTCGTACTCTTGATCTTCAGGGTAATTTGTTGCTGCTTCTATGAATTTTCCATAGTCTTCTTCACAATACCAGCTATTTAATACAGCTATATAGTATCCGTTAAAAGCACTACAATTACATGCGTCACATATTCCAAGGCCTCCAAAGGCTTTGTTAACCTCATTTCTTGTGATTTTAATAACCTTAAAATCTTTCGGGTTTAAAACTATCTCTGCCATGTTATTCCTGGTTAAAAATTGTGTAATCAAAGCCAGGAGCATATCCCGGTTTGTAGATCACATTTTTACTTTTAAAAAAGTCGTAAGACTTATCAAAAGCCATATCATGGACCATTTTGTTTAGACGCATTACATAATATTCGAACTTACGCTTGCAGTAGTCTATATAGCCTGTCTCTACTTCAGGAATAGAATAATTACCCTTATCATCATAAGTGATAAATTTAAATTTTGGTGTACCTACTGAAAGTCCTAATATTTCAAGACCAGTAGCATAGCATCCTATTTGGATCTCGTATTCATATTTTTCGATTTCCCATTTGAATTTATCAGGATTAAGATTTGATACGAATTTTAAATCATGAAAAACAGATGGTCCCCATGTGTCTAAGAATCCGCGAAACTTCCATCCCATAAATTCAAACTCAATACTCTTTTGGAATTCAGAACAAACACAAAGCTCAGTCATTACATCATCGGCATTTTTAAGAGTATCAACTATTTTAAGAGCCTTTTCATAATCTTCTTTAGAAACACATTCCTTTCCAGAGTGAATAGATTTTATATAGTTAATTAGATGTTGAAGAGTATCAGGCTTACCTTTTGTATAGTTATCATTGAAGGCTTTTTCAAAAATGTCATTGAATTCCTTATCAGTATATTCTTTTGGAAGATTTTTTAAAACCTGATTGCATACCTCTTTTTGCTTATCAGTAGTTGGTACATCATTAATAATGGTAAATTGTTGGTGAAACTTTTCTTCAGTGAGAAGCAAACAATCAACAATGGTCCCAAGAGTCATTCCGTCATTTTTAACCTTAGGCTCAAGAAGAGCGTTTATAAAGTTTACTGGGCTGGAAAGGTTTTTTAGCTTTGAGTAAGACATTGTCAGTGTCTTATTGATAAGTTTTTGTATAAGTATGTCTTTAGGAGATAATTCTGCCTCTTTAAGTACTTCTGATGCGGTTTTTGTTTCCATGATTAAAAAATGTTTAATGATTCAAGTTCCTTTTCTACTTCCTTCAGATCGAAGAATTTTAATAAATCAACCTTAGTGATTGTTTCTCCTTTACTCACTCTTTCTACAAGTGATTCCCATGCTTTAGTGCCGGTTTTAAGAATTTTTATAGCAGGTGCTTTGTCCTTTGGAACTTCACCAGATGAATTTCTTTCAGGTTTGGTGTTTTTCTGTGGAATTTCACCTTCATTTGAATGTTTGGAATCTGCATCATCAATTTTTCCTGTTGGAACCATAAATGTGTATAAGAGAGTATACTTTAAAGCGTATGTTGTAGCTTTTCCTGCTGATTTATCCTGAGTGTCTACACCATGTCCATAACCTTCTATTTCAATGCTTTCTCCAGACTCATGTATTAAAAGGTATTTTGTTTTTACCTCTGTGAAAACAGACTGTTTTATTTTCGTTTGAGGGGGATTGTTTCCGTATGTAGAAGTTTCTTCCCATCTTTCTATAGTTGATTTTGGGTCTATAGATATTGGAAGGATGGCCAAACCGTTTTCTTCCATAGCCTGTCCAATGGTTTCTTTCACAACTTTATCAGCTACACCTTGATATGCATTACTTCCGGATCCGACAGTTAAAGTTTTGTCAATGCCTTTAACAGCTTTCATTACGCTGATTATTGCCTTATATAGATTAGTTTTACTTTCCATACTAATAATTTTTGAAATTCTATATTTGTGAAAAAAATTATGGACGATCTTGCCCCTTTAAGCATTCAGATTCATTGCCTTTTAGCTCGGATTGAGTCTTTAGAAAATCTATTAACTGACGAGCAGAAACAGAAGTACCACGAGCACCTTTGTAAAAAGAGAGAGGAAATTCTGGATATAAGCCACGCTGACGCTTTTGATTGCCTTGAAGTAATTGAGATAGTAGACCGCTTTCTGCCAGAGCCTTAAATTCTTTCTTCTTTATTTTTATTGTAATTTCCATTTTAGTAATCTTTGAATTTTTGAATAATAGTTTCTATATCGTTGGGAATGATCCCGCCTAGGTTAGTGTACCACACTAAGAATTTCATCACTTCTGTCATGATATTGAAGTTTATAGTAGTGCTCTTTGGTATATTTTCTCATGGAAATAAGTGTATAGTACTTCCATTTCCTCTTTTGCCTGATATCCTTACTTACCATATTCTAGACGCTACTGTTAAATACTGTTCTGTCTTAATTATGTCATTGGCGTATGCCTCACTTTCTAAAGCTTCTCGCTCAATATATTTTAACCAGTTATTTACTTTAGTGGTCATTTCTGAATTGAGTGGATATACTTCTGTATCGCAATATTCTAGGGTGTATTTTCCTTTCTGAATAGTGATGTAGAACTCTTCTCCTAGATCAATGTAAAACCAGTTTTGGTTAATGCTCCAGTCTCTAAATGTCAAAGTGTTTAGGTTTCTGATTGCCTTATTAAAGGCATCAACTGGAATTTCGATTTTTTTCTCTATTTTTGCCATAGTATAGAATGTTTAGTATTACTATTGAACATTTACCGTCTTAGTTCGCCGCTAAGGCGGTTTTTTCTTTTAATAGCTCTAATGCCTTATCTGCATCGATTATCAATTTTTTTCCATCCTGAACAATAGCTGTATTAATAACTCCAGAGTTTTTTATTTCCCCAGCTTTAGTTCTACCACAGTTCAATAATTTTGCAAGACCACTTATACCATATACATACTTTTTAGTAGTTAAATCAGATGTTACAGTAACTTGCTGCTGAGGAAAAACAGTGCTAAACAATTCTACAATCTCGCTTCCGGTCATAGAAAAGAAAGGCTTGTCTAAAAGTTCTTTTGATAATAACATTGTATTAAATTGATAGGGTTGAAGGATATTTTTCGTAGTACAGATTTTCAATCTAAAAGTAATTATTGAGTTTCAACATGTATGCAGCTAAAAGAATATCATTAGCAGCATCTTCATTGTCACATTCTTTCATTGTTTTTAGGAAGATGTTTCCTACTTTCTCTTGATAATTTGGGGCAACTTTAGCACGACCAAAAGCATTATTTGTATTGTAAGCCATATTGAGTGTTTTAAATGTTATTGTAAACCGTTTTTAATTCTTCTTTATCAAATATTTCTTCTTTAGTGAATCCTTTAGAGATATAATACTCAACAGCAAAATGATCTCTTAACCTAACTGATACACCTCTTTCAGTAGTTTTAACTAGGTTTTGGATTTGTCTTTCGGAAAGATTCATTGCTTCCGCTAATCCAAGTCTGAATGATAGATCAGTCTTGATTTTATCTAATATTTTCTTGCTAACATTCATATCTTTTATATATTTGCGTAAACATTTACGTATTAAGTAGTACAAATATACTACAAAAATGTATTAAACATATTTAAATAATACAATAAAGTATTAAAAAATATGTAATTGCCTGATATTCAGTTAGAAAAATTTAACATTTTTATTCCTGAACAATTGCTTCTTTAGTTGTTTAATACGTTTTTGTTTTTATGGTTTTCCGTAATTAGTTAATGTTTTTTCTATATAAATTAGTTTAAAAATATCTATACAACGTGATTGTATTGAAATGTAAAATAGCATATGAGATATGAATAAAAAAAAGAGTTTGATACAAAAAAGTAGTATATCGGGATTAGATAAACGACTAAAAGAGGTAATGGAATACCTCTTGGTTAAGAATCATAAACTCTATAAAACACAAGAATTAGTTGCAAAAGCTATTAGTTTTTCAAGACCAAATTTATCTGCAGCATTAAAAGGAAATGAGGCTTATTTAACAGAGAATATAGTAGACAAATTTTGTATTGCTTTTCCTGAGATAAATAAGAATTGGCTTATGAATGGAGAAGGTGATATGTTGAAAGAGCAAGATGGGGTAACTCAAATACCTTATGAAAATTATATGTGGGTGGAATTTGAAGATTTATCAGCAGCAGCTGGAACATTAGGAGGAAATAATGTTGATGAACTTCCTGAAACAAAAAAAAGATTAGTACCTAAAGAATTTGAGAATGGTGAATATTTAGTAGTTAGAGTTGATGGAGACTCAATGAATAATGGAACTGAAATTAGTATTCCAGACGGATCCGAAATTCTTATAAAGCGATATTATCTTAATAATGGTGACAAACTGCCAATAAGGGGTAATTTATTTGTAGTTGTCGCCAAAGATGGCAGGGCACTAAAACAAATTACTGAACATAATACTGATTTAGGGTTTATAACTTGTCATTCTTATAATGAAGCTTTTGAGGACTACAATGTATTAATGGAGGATATTCTTGAAATTTATATTTACAGAAAGATAGTTTCTAATAGGCCTCCAATTCCCGATATTAAAAAGAAATAATATATGCTATATGTAATAATTTTATTTTCCATATGTATTTTAATTTTGGCTGCTTTTACATTAAGTCCTAAAAGGAGGCAAAAAAGAAAATTTAATAAAAGAATACAGAAAAGAGTAGAAGAATTAGTTTCCGAATCTAATAGTAAGCCGATTAATAATGTATATGAAACATATATTAATAATCAAAAACTTAAAATTAATCTGAATGATATAGATAAGTCTAATAAGCTTATTAAAGATTTGGATGATAAAATTGAAAGACAAAAAGAAATTACTAGAAAATGGCATATTGAATTTAATAAGGTAACTGATATTATTAAGCTAGCCAAAGAAACAGAAAAGAATGATATATATAAATCCATTTCACTATATGAAAGTGTATTAAATTCAGAATATGGAAATTTTGCTCCAGAATATAGATTAATAATTTTATATCATAAAATAGGAAATTATGAAGAGGAAATAAGAATGGCTAAGATGATTATTTCCAGAATAAAGAAATCGAATAATAAACAGTTAGTAAATGCGATAAAAGCAGATCCTATGAAAGAAAATGAAATTAGAGATGCTTATGCTAATTTTAACTCATATATAGGCTCTGATGGAAGACAAAAAAAATGTTCAACAGATTATTCGAAATTTGAACAAAGAATAAACAAAGCACATCAATTAATCAGACAAAATAAAACATGAAAAAAATAATTACACTTCTATCAATTGGATTATGTATCCTATCATTCGCACAATCTATTGAATATGGAAAGTTTAGTGTAAAGCTAATTAATACAACTTCCAGCAATTTGAGTAAGGAAGTAAATGGAATAAAAGTTAGTTATACACCAACGGATTATACTTGGTCAGTAAAAATAGAAAATACTTCAGGATCAACAATAGAAGTAGATTGGGACAAATCTACATTTGTAATTGATAAAAGAGCTTCGGGTATTGTATTTAATGACTCTTCAAAACTTACTGCAGGGTTGCCAAAGGGTAAAGAAGTTATTCCAAATGGGACAATTTTGTATAAAAAAATATACCCTAGGAGAAACGTTGAATTTATGTCTCCTACCTTGACTAAATATGAAATAAAGAAATATGGAAAGTCAGAAATTGATATAAATCTTGTTTTTGTTAAGGATGGAAATGAAAGTGAAATTAATGCAAACTTTGAAGCTACATTAAAATAATATTAATGAATAAGTCTAATATTGAAGAAGATAAAAATGATTATCCTGTTGTAAGAAGGTTTATTCTTGCAATGTATTATATAATTGCAACAGAAGGGTATCGAGGTAAAAAAACACTTTGTGATGAAACAGGTATTGATCGCGGAACCTTAAATCAGTTAGAAAAAGATAATTTCCGGAAACTGCCTACAGAGTGGCTGACTATTTTCGTTGAGAAATATAAAATATCTGCCCATTGGTTATTAACAGGTAAGGGCAAGATAAAAGAAGGGGTTTATTTAAGTCCAGATCGAATAAAAGCATTATTAAATGAGACTGAGTGAAGAAGATATTGAAATATTAGAATCAATAAGAAAAAAAATTCTTGATGCAGGTAAAGAAGGTATATCTATAGATAACCTCAAAGATAGTTTGTTTCCAAATGATGAACCTATTATCAAGCAAGAAAAGGTTATTAGTTATATGCTAATAATGGAAGAATTAGAAATGGTAGTTGTTATAGAATCTATGTATTTGGGATATGTGTATCATGCAAATGGAAAACTTAAGTTGAATAGTATTTCACATTTAGTATCTGAATTTGAGAAGGAAGAAGAGCGAAAGCGTTTAGATTACGAAAAAACAGAAAGAGAAATTAAATTATTAGATTTTCAATTAGGTGATTATAATCGAACTAAAAGTATTGCTAAATGGAGTTTTATAATATCTATAATATCAGCCATAACAGCAATAGTTGCTATTATAATTGGTAAATATTAATGCTCAAATACTCAATTAATTTTTCCATAAAAAATAATGACAATGATTCTCTCACTCCGGTAAGATTGAGAGTTTCTTTTAATGGAATAAGACCAGAGCTTTATCCAGGTGTTTCAGCAAAACCTTCTGAATGGAATAAGACTACTCAAAGAATAGATCTTACAAATAAAAAGGACCAACGTAATAAAGATCTAAATAAAGCTGAAGAATATGTAGAAGAGATTTTTAAAGAGTTTGATGCCATTGAAAAACGATTTCCTACATCTACCGAATTAAAGGAGAAATTTGCAGATAAAAATGGTAAAAATAATAATGTACACATAGAAGAAGAGGAAGAAAAAGAACCTCCTTTTTATGAAGTCATTAATCTATATATTGCCGAAAAGAGTATTTCTAAACAATGGGAAGAAAAAACTCTGAAGAAATATGAAAAGCTGCGTAATCACATCAAAGCTTTTAACCAAAAACTTTTAATCAATCAGGTTAAGGAAAAAACTCTTAGAGACTTAATAAAATATTTTTCTACAGCCCCAATAAATCCTAGATCCGGAAATGTAATGAAACCGCACCGGAATTCTACTGTAAAAAGAACTATTAATGATTATAAGAGGATATTAAGCTGGGCCCATCAAAGAAATATATATACTGGTGATGCACATGTTGATTTCGAACAAAGATATAAAGGTACAACTGATAAACTATCTGATTTAGTATACCTGGAATTAGATGAGTTAATGAAATTATATCATTGGAATTATTCAAATAATCCTCGTTTAGATAAAGTTAGGGATGTTTTTTGTTTTTGTTGTTTTACATCATTACGATTTTCAGATGTAAAGCAGCTTAAAAAATCTCACATCAGAGACAATAAAATTATTTTCACAACGAAAAAAACAACGGATCCGCTGGTTATAGATCTCAATGATTATGCAAAATCTATTTTAAATAAATATAAGGATTTTGAGCATCCAAAAGATTTAGTACTTCCTGTTATATCTATGGATAAAACAAATCAATATCTTAAAGAAATAGGAGAGGAGCTTGAATTTAATACACCAGTTAGAGAACATTATTTTATTGGAACTGAATCTAAAGAAATTGTACATTTGAAGTGGCAAGTATTATCAACCCATGCAGGAAGAAGAACCTTTGTAGTCAATGCTCTAAGATTGAAAATTCCAACTGTAGTAATAAGGGAATGGACTGGGCATAAAACAGAGGAGGCAATGAGGCCTTATAAAAAAATTGTTGACGAGTTAAAGAGTTCTGAAATGAGTAAATTTAACTTTACCCCCGAAAGTACCCCCGAAAATAATAAATCAGATTAAAACGATATTAAACCAAAATAAGCCTAAACTATCTGTATATACTGAAATTGGATTATAGTGATTTAAGCCGATTTTAAAACATTAGTCCTCATGGGGCTACAAATAATTCTATTAATCAATAGTTTAAAAGAAATAGGTAATAAAAAAGGGACTTTTAAAAGTCCCTTTTTTATTTTCTGGTGTATAGTTTTCTACCATTCTCTCCATTCTTCGGTAATATCTTCATTTCTGGAATTGTAGCCCATTTTATTACCTCCTATAATAATGATTTCAGCAATTTGTTCTCTTTCATTAGTTTCAATTAGCTCATATTGGCATTTTTCGTTCAAATCATTCAGCTTTTTGACTGAATATTCTACAATGTCCATTCCTTCTTCCTTTGAATTAGTTTTAAGTATATTTTCGATATAATCAGTTAATATATTACAGCATTCATCTATATCATTTTGTGAATATGTAGGATTAGCATCTTCCATATAATTTTGCATTGAAGTCTTTAATGAATGAATTAAAGTTTTAAATTCTTGATTTCCTGTTGATTCCATATTGTTTGTGAAATTTTGTGAGCATTTGTATTCCAACTACTAAAGTCGTAATTACTGTCTTCTGCTAATTTACACAT